ATAATCAAGTAACTACTTGGAACGGTACTACTAGTTTAGATGGTTCATCTAATTTTACATATGATGGTACTACCCTAGATTTAACATACACAGGTACAGGCGATCTATTAAGATTAACTTCTACAGACGCAGGTGCTTCTTCTGCACCAGATTTAACTTTCTGTAGAAATTCAGCTTCCCCAGCGGATAATGATACTTTAGGAACAGCTCAATTTTGGGGCAAAAGTACAGCTGCAAATAAACTATATGCTGCTATTTACGGTAGAATAGCTTGTGCTACTTCAGGACAAACTAAAGGTAATATTTCATTTAAACAAGAATGTAATAACGTATTTATAGATACTGCAAACTTTTCTCCCCACGGTTTGTATGTTCTACCCCCTTCATTTAATTCAATGACCACACCAGGTATAGGCTTAACAGTAACTGGTGGTATATCAGGTAGTACAAATATACAAATAGGTTCAGGACATAATATCCAATATGATGATTTTTCTTCAATAGCAGGAGGCCGTGATAGCGAAATATGCTCAAGTACTAATGCTTTTATTGGAGGCGGTAGGTATAACAGTATACATGGCTCAGGAGGATATACAGTTATAGGAGGAGGGTATAATAACTGTATAGTTTCTTCAACTAATCAGGGGCATGTTATAGCTGGAGGTTCTTGCAATATTTCTTATAACGGCGGTACCGATGGTGGACATACAATTGTTGTAGGAGGGTGTAAAAACTGTGCTAACGGTAATTTTGCTACTATAGTAGGCGGTATGCTAAACACAGGCTCAGGAGCATGTAGTTTTATAGGAGGTGGTTGTAGTAATAATATAACCCTAAGCTCATGTTTTAGTGGTATTGTAACAGGTGAAGATAACTATATAAGTTCTCTCCACAACTTTATAGGTGGAGGTAAAAATAACTGTTTAATACTCCCTTCTAGTAGTATAGCAGGTGGTTTTAATAACTCTAGTGCAGACAAATCCAATGTACATATTTTAGGTTCTGATATAACAGCAGATAAATCTAACTATACTTTTGTAAATAATTTAGATGTAGAAACTAATACAATTAGCTCTACTCTATCTCTTACAGGTCTAGCCAATCAAGCATCAGCATCAACTGCTGTAATGATAAATGGTTCAAATGTAGTTGGAACTAGAGAATTAGGTTCAAATGCATTTAATTCAACAGCGTTTACTACATGTACTGGTACTTCTAACTTAACATTAGGTACAACATCTACTACAGCATTGGCAGGTAACACGAAAGTGGATGATGTTTCTATTACTAATTTAAAAATACGTTTAGCAGGTGGTTTTGGATCAAACGCAGTTCAAATTGGTGATTCAACCGATACAGTAACTATACCTGGTGATTTAGTTGTAACAGGAACAACAACAACTAATAATGTTGAAACTGTATCTACATCTAATGGTGTTGTATTCGAAGGAAATGCCGCCGATCAATACGAAGGTACTTTATTAGCAGGACTATTAACTGGAGATAGAACATATACTTTACCTGATCAAACTGGTACAATTGCTATAAGTTCTGATATACCAAATAATAACAATCAAATAGCTAACGGATGTGGGTATATAACAGATGGTAATACCAATTGGGATAACACTTACGGATTTACTACTTGTACCGGTACATTAACTGGTAACGGTACATCTACATATATTCCATTCTATAACGGAACTACATCATTTGGTAATACCAACAAATTAATTTGGGATGGTACGAAATTGGTGACTGCTGCGCTGAATATAGCCTTACAACCCGCACAAAATTCAGAAGCAACTTCATTAATGATTAACAGTAGTGGAGATGTTGGAACTAGAGAATTAGGTTCAAATGCATTTAATTCAACGGCGTTTACTACTTGTACTGGTACAGTTACAATGTCCGGTGGAGTTAATAATAGGATACTAACTGCTGGTGGGACAACTAGTATTATAGGAGAATCAGGATTAACTTACGACGGTCAGTCTTTCTGTGTAGATTCACTAGGAAACTACTTTCTCGCAGATCGTAGTCAATTTGGATGCAATAATGCTGGTTTAGGGAAAATCGATATCAGTGATGATAACTTCGGCGGGGAGTTAGGGATAATGACTGATGATGATGAAACAATAGCTGTTAAAGTTGCTTCATGTACCTTTGAATATGGAGGTACAGAACCATTTGATTCTGCTATTTGTGTGGTAGCTAATTATAAAAATGTATTCCTTAACAAAACATCTGGTAATTCAACATTCGGTTCATGTAACATAGTCGGAGGTAATTTAAACTATATAAACGGTAACCAAAGTATAGTCGCATCTGGTAATTGTAACTGCATCTCCACCGGTGGTGGTTACTACAATACAATTGTAGGAGGTACTTTAAACTGCGTGAAAGGAAACGGTTCTATGTGTAGTGCAAACTTTATAGGAGGAGGTTGTTACAATAAAATGGAATTCGGAACTATTCAAACAATTGTAGGAGGATATGAAAACAAGATATTAGATACAGCTTGCAATTACCCTAAAAGTGAGTCAAGATCTGCCTATGCAATAATAGGAGCAGGTTGTCGAAATCAAATAGATGGAGCCTGCTTCGCATTTATAGGCTCAGGTGGATCTAACTGTATCTTAGTGTCTAATTCCGGTACCATAGCAGGAGGATGTAGTAATAGTATATTATGTCAAAACTTGAGTTCAATCCTGGGAGGTAATGCTAACCAAATTAAAAATTCTACTGCTGGAAATTACCATACCATAGGTGGTGGAAATAGTAATGTAATATGCGGATATATTAGCAATACAATAGCAGGAGGATCTACTAACGTTATAAATACTTGTAGCTATGGTTCCCAGAACACAATAGGAGGTGGTATCCAAAACTGTATATGCGGAAGCAATTGCAGTGGCGCTACAATTGCAGGTGGATGTTGTAACAGAATATGCAATGCCTTGGCTAGTACTATAGGTGGCGGAAAATGTAATTTAATTAAAGATCAAGCACTTGCTTTTGTCGGTGGAGGATTTTGTAATCGTGCCACCGGATATGCTTCTTCCATAATAGGAGGTGAGTACAACAATGTTTGCCTTAATTCTAATTATTCCTCTATTCTAGGAGGCTGTATGAACAATATATGTCACTCAGATTATGCTTCAACAGTCGGGCGAGGCAACTGTGTTAAACACGACTATTCTCACGCTATAGGGTGTTGTTTAGCTTCTACTACAACAAAAACTACTTACATGAACAATGCCACAGTAGCATGTCATTTACAAGTAGGGGGTACTACAACACTTAATACAACAACCGGTAGAATTGATGCGACAAACGATGTTGTAGCATTTGCTACTTCCGATAGAAGATTAAAAGAAAATATTCAACCTATTGAAAATGCTTTATGTAAAGTAATAGGAGTATCAGGTAATACATTTGACTGGAAATCTTTATCAAAAGAAGAAATACAAACAATACATGGTAATACAGGTAGAGATGTAGGTGTTATAGCCCAAGAAATAGAATCAATATTACCAGAAGCTGTTACTACAAGAGATAATGGATATAAAGCTGTTAACTATGAAAAAATTGTTCCTTTATTAATTGAAGCAATTAAAGAACAGCAAAAACAAATCGACGAACTTAAATCTAAAGTATAATGGCTCTACCCTCTGCAGGAAATCCGCTTAGTTTTAGCCAAATTAGAACAGAACTAAGTGCCGCGAGTACAAACGTATCTTTACGTAGTATGAGCAGTACAGCTGGGAAATCAACACCAGATGCTGTATCCGAATTTTACGGGTACTCAAGTATCCCTTTAGGATTATCCTCAGCTTTATATACACAAAATTTATCATCAACTACCTCTTGGGATATATTCCAAGGTGATGGTGAAATTTCTACGTTGAGTGATTACGATGGTAAAAACGGTAGATTAGTAATACAGTATACTAACGGTACAGCGAGTACTTCTTACCGAGGAGATTTTCAAATCGGTGCAACAATATATTTAGGTAATACTACTTATGATTTATCTCAAAGTAGAACAGGATGGCAGACAACAACAACAAATACCAGTACATATAGTGGAGCAAGCTGGACTTCGTTAGGAACAGGTACAAGTGGGGGTAGGTGGAATGTAACTAATAGTATTCCTCCATCTTCAGGAACAGGTACATCAGTAGATACAACAGTTGAATCAACTGGTTATCATGTATATGCAGAAACTAGTGGAGGAAGTATGTTGGGCTATAACTTCTGGTTACGAAGCCCAATCACAGCATTAGTTGATACTTTAGAATTTAGTTTTGTTTCTTACGGTAGTAACGTAGGAACATTTAAAGTATACCTCGACGTAACATCATAATATTTATAAAATATGGAATTTAACTGGCACATAAATAACTTAACTAGAAACGCATCTGACGGATTAGTATACGATGTAGAATACACATATGATACTATCGTTAGTGGATCTGTAGCTCGAAAATGGGGCATCATAGAAATATCAGGGACCGCATCTGAAGACGGGTTTATACCTTTCGAAGATTTAACTCAAGATATAGTTTTAGGGTGGATAACAGGGAGTTTTGATATTCCTTCTATCCAAACAGAATTATCATCTTCTATTAATAAATTAATAACAAGTCAATCAATTCAAGAAACTCCTTTTTAATGTTATTTTTATCTATTTATATTATATAGAAAAAAATTACTCTAAAAGTTGTTTATTAAAAAGAAAAGTATTATATTATAATTATGAAAAAGAACACACCAAACTTTATAATAGTAGGAGCAATGAAAGGTAGCACCTCTGCTGCTGCTATAAATTTAAATTTACACGAAGATGTATTCTGTGTAACGCCTTACTGGAAGGAAAAAGTAAACGCACATTATAATTATAAACCTTCTGACTTTGTAGGAGGCTTAAGTGAAGAGACTAATAAAGAAATGGACTTTTTTAATAAAGAACATAATTTTAATTTAGGTAGAGATTTATACGAGTCTTATTTTCCAAGACCAACCAAAGCAATAGGAGAAGCATCACCAAATTATTTCTACCTACATGAAAAAGGTCAAGAAAGCACAGCTAAAAACATGGCATTAACTTTAGGAACACCTAAGATTATAGTTATACTTAGAGATCCTATCACTAGAAGTTTTAGCCATTGGAATCATATACAAAGACCAAATTCGAATTTTGCATTGAGATTTAAAGGAAAGTCCTTCAACGAAAGTACAGAACAGGTTTCTAACGATAAAGCTAAAAACTCTATTCTACTTAGAAGTAAATACGTAGAAAACTTAAAGAAATATAGAGCAACTTTTGGATCGGAAAACGTATATGTAGCTATACAGGAAGAAATCAAAGCTAATCCTGCAGTTGAATATAATAAAATGTTTAGCTTTTTAGGAGTAGATGAGTTAGCACTTGATAAAGAATATAGAGATATACATTCTGCATCTTACGACACAACTATCGATACAGCTTCTGAACAATTTTTAAAGGCTTATTTTAAAGATAGTGTTAATGAACTCAAAGCACTTTATCCTGATCTAGACTACTCTAAGTGGAATACGTACTAGTAGTACAGTAAAAAAAGTTTATTGAAAAATTAGTTATGAATATAGATATATACGCAGTTACTGTGTGTGTAAACTACGCACATTTATTTAAGTATTGTATAGCAAATAATCGTTTTTTTAAACGTTGGGTTATAGTTACTACCGAGCAAGATACTGAAACTATAAAACTGTGTGAAGATAATAACCTAGAGTATATATTTTCTGAAAAGCTTTATAACCGTCAATTTTCAAAAGGTGAAGCCATTAACGAAGCATTTGATTTATTAGGGTACACTAACGATTGGTATCTGCATATTGACGCAGACGTACTACTACCGGATAACTTTAGTGATGCTTTCCCTGTTGATGAAGAGACTAATAGAATAAAAATTAGAGGGTTAAGAAAATTGAAATGTGTTGAAACAGAACACATGGAAAGAACAGGTTATTACCGTTTATATGAAGAGTATTTAGACGAACCCTTCTCAGCATTAAACCTATACACGATGGGAAGAGTCAACGTCAACGAAGAAGAGGATTTTGACCCATTCATACCACAGCAATATTTTAGTAAAACAGACGAAATCGTACAGAAGTTTAAAGGGTATGGTTATTTTCAACTATTTCATTTGCCATCTCTATTAAATGTATACCCCGATTTACACCACCTATACCCTTCTATGTCTAAAAATGCAGGCCACGATGATTGGATATTTTCTAAAATATTCTACCAGGTTATATGTTTAGATAGCTACTGTGTGCATCTATCACCTGAAAATGAAAACTGGGATGGAATTTAATACAGCAAGTAAGATGAAGTTATGTGTAGTCACAAATTATGAAAATAAAGGGTTAATAAACGAAACTAATATTTTTACTAGTATCTATAAAGCTATAGGTATAACTGAAGCAGATACGTTTAGCTTTAGGGACGTAAATGCTCAGTATACTATTAATAAGAATTACTCGCATTTAATTATTAGCTTTGATTACAAAGTTAGTAGTGTAGGGCTGTATCATGAGTTTCTAAGGGAAGTCACGATTCCTAAAATATTTATTATAGACACAATACCAGAAGTTCATAGAAAATTAAATCTTGAATGTCTAGAGAAATTTGCACCTTCTTTTTCGGAAGGATTTGTAGCTCTATCTAATGATAAGCAGAATACCCTATACTATAAACATTCTGATGCATTTGTATTCTTTAGTAAGAGAGATAAGGAACTATTTGAAGATTATTATAAAGTTCCCGATGGAATTAAAAAAGTAGTTATACCACCGCCTCTAGGTAGTGAGAAAAGTTTAAAAGTAAATTTAGACAACGTTACTAAAGGTACAAATTTTACTTTCAATGGAGTACCGTCATATGCTAATGGAATTCATATATCTGCAAATACAATATGGAAGAATGAAAATTTAAGTTTAGACTATTACGGTATTCACGGAAGAACGGATTTTCTTAATCAATTTCTTATTAACAACGTTACACAGACTATACCAAAATTTACTTTTAAAGCAAGACTACGTTCAGAAAATAAGTATTTCAAGAAATATTCTGCATATCTATATACCCCAGTATACGATACCTTCGATTACTATACATTTAAGAGTCTATTAAACGGATTAGTACCTATAATAGGAAGAGACTCCGCTGCATTAGAGTATTTAAAGAATTATCCATATGTTATCTCTAATCAACCTGAACAAATAGAATATACCTTAGATATTTTTCATAAAACAAAACTAGATATACTGAAAAGACTACTTACAGACCAAGAAAGTAACTTAAAGGAGTTAAGTAATGAAAATATATACTCTAAGTATGAGAATCTAATTAGAGAGTTATAATATGAGTTTAAAAAATAGTACTTTAGGATTTGATAAAATATACGTTATAAATTTAAAACGTAGAAAAGATAGAAGAGATATATTAATTAAGGAAAATCCTGAAATTGATTTTACTTTTATTGAAGCTGTAGACGGTAAGGAAATAACAACAGTAGAATTACAAAAACAAGGTCTAGTAGGGAGTTCGTTTTTTGATCCAACTGGTATGCTGACTACAGGTATCTTCGCTTGCGCATTATCACATAAAAAAGCTTGGGATCAAGCATTAAAGGATGGAGTTGAAAATGCACTTTTTCTAGAAGACGATATTTTCTTTGTAACTCCCTTTATAGAGAATAGCAAGCTAACACCTATATACAAGGAAATACTAAAAGAACAGAACGATATCGACTGGGATATAGTACAGTACGGGAAAAAAACTGAACAATCACATGGAATAATACTATCTAAAAATTTTGTAATTCCTAGATACAGGACTAATTTTAACGGTGCACATTGCTACGGAGTTACAAAGCAAATGATTAAGACTCTTTCTGATAACTGTATACCGGTTAAGTATGCTGCAGATGTATATATAGAAACTTTCTACAATACTCATAATATAATTAACCTTTCTAACAGTCTAGTAAGACAAAAATCAGATATTGCAGATGCTGCAAATGCAGATTCTGATACATACTATAACGATTATAGAGAAAGCGGCGGTAAGATAGGTATTTCTTTTGATAGTGAAGGAAATGTAATAAATAAGAGCATAGCTCAGTACATTAAACACCCAAAAGATATTATTGATCAGCATGTTGAAATAGTATTAGAGAAGTATAATTTCGGACGACAAAAATTTAACAGAGATAGCTTCTTCGGTCTATCAGATCTACTAAAGCATATAGGTAATTTTACAGATGAAAATTCTAAAATGATTGAAATAAACAGTCATACCGGAGAGTCAACTTTTTTCTTCGGATGTAGCGGTCTGTTTAAAAACATATACACTGTCGATTCGTATGTAGGTGAAGACGAGTTTAATATTAAGAATAATTTAAGTTGGGAAGATATTAAAATTGCCTATAGCAACAATACAAGTAGTTTTAATAATGTCAACCACCTTACAAATCTTCCGGAAGAAATTATAGATAGCTTCTCAGATATATTCTTTACCTATATTAATAATAGAAAAAGACAAGATGTTAAAAAATTAATTGAATCAATTCTCCCTGCAATGAATAAAGAAGGCTTTATAGGAGGATATGGTCCTACTAATATAGTACCAACCAAAACTTTTTGTGATGGGAGCTGGTTAATTAAGGTAGGAGATATAGTTGTATAATTCAAAAATAATTCTTATATTGATAATATGATATACTGGTTAACTGGCCAACCATGTGCTGGCAAAACAATTTTAGGAGATTTATTGCAAGAGCGTTACACACCTAATGCCTTTAGAATAGATGGAGATGATATGAGAGAATTATTCTCTAATAAAGACTACTCTATTAAAGGTAGAGTTGAAAATGTAGGTACAGCTCAACGTATTGCTCACTATCTACACAATCAAGGAAATGATGTTATAGTTTCTTTAGTAGCACCTTATTTGGATCAAAGAGAAGATTTCAAAACCCTTTTAGGTGATAATATTAAAGAAATATATGTTCACACAACAGAAGCAAGAGAACGTGACCATTGGAAAGCAATTGCGTATATTGCCCCTCAAGGTAATTTTATTGATATAGATACTACAGACGATACACCTGAAGAATCTTTACAAAAGATAATCAATAATTTACCTAAAAAATACCCTGAAGGGTCTTTACTAAATGAATTACCACCTTCAGATTATCAATTAGATAACTAATATGGAGAAAAAAAATACATACTTTTGTGATATAGATGGTACTATATTCAAATACCGTAAATTTGAAACATATGAGACAACAAAAGCTGAAGGAATAAAATCTACTATAGAATATTTAGACAAAGCTTCAGTTGAAGGTCATATGATAATTTTAACTACAGCTCGTCCTGAATACCTTAGGATGCATACTGAAATAGAATTATATGAAAATGAAGTACCGTACCATAGGTTAATTATGGGTATTGAAAGGGGCCCTCGTTATTTAATCAATGATATGGATCCAAAGAAACCTGGAGAACGGGCTATTGCAATAAATTTAGAAAGAGATAAAGGTATATGAAAAAGTATTTAGCACAAGCAGCATTCCAGTCCTCATTCAATGAGAATAAATACTCAATGTATATTGGAAGATGGCAACCTTGGCATGCAGGTCATAGATGGCTTATTGATCAAAGATTAGAAGAAGGTAAGAACGTATGGATAGCCATTAGAGAGATACCACCAGACGAAAAAAACCCTTGGACTGCTGAGGAGGTATTAACTAACTTAGAACGTGAATTAAAAGATTTGATAGAGCAAGGTAGAGTAAAATGTACTATCGTACCGGATATTGAATCAATCAATATAGGAAGAGGAGTAGGATATGACGTTATAGAACATTGCCCACCTGAAGAAGTAAAAAATATATCTGCTACTAAGATTAGAGAACAAATGAAAAAAGATGGCAAGTTATAAAGAAACAATAGTTAAGACTTTAATTTGGAGAGTTATAGCTACATCGATAACTATACTTACTGGCTGGATAGTAAGCGGTAATTGGAAATTCGGGTTAGCTATTGGGAGCATAGATACTGTCATAAAAACAGTAGGCTACTTTTCATTTGAAAGACTATGGGTAAAATCAACTAAATTAAAAAAATAGCATATTTATAATAAATTAAAACACACTTACAATGACACACACTTGGAAAATATACGATCTTGAAAGACTCAAAGCAGATGGAGTAGTTACTAAAGTAACTTACGGATGCGAATCAAACGACGGTGATTTCTCTGCTAGAAAAATAGGAGAATTTACACTAACAGGTGCAGCATCTGACGATGGATTTATTGCTTATGATGACTTATCAGAGGGTAATGTACTAGGTTGGGTAGACTCAAATGTTGATAAAGCAGCAATTGAAGCTGAATTGGTAGAATCTATCAACAACAATAAGCTACTTATAGCAGCTGAAACTACAGCAACCGGTACACCTTGGTAGTAAAGAGTTAAAATTAGTTATAATTAAATAAGTTTTATGAATATCATATTTCAAATAGACGGCGGTCTAGGCAAAAGCATTATGGCTACGGCAGTAGTTAAAGTGATAAGAAAACGCTATAAAAACGCACATATAGTAGTAGTATCTGCTTACCCTGATGTCTTTCTTAATAATCCACTTATTAATGAATGTTACAGAATAGAGCAGATGAATGGTGCGTACTTAAAGTATGTAAAAGATCAAGACTGTAAGCTTTTTGTAGAAGACCCGTACCGTAATACTTCATTTTTAACTGAAAAAGAACACCTCTTAAAGACGTGGTGTAGGATCTACGGACTTACTTATAATTTCGAACAGCCTCAAATCTACTTAACAGAACCTGAAAAGGAATATTATTCTCCATTCTATAAAACAGATAAACCAGTAATGGTTATTCAGCCAAATGGTGGTCCACAACAACAAGGATATAAATACGCCTGGACTAGAGATATTCCACAAATAACAGTAAACAGCCTAGTACAGCATTATAAGAATGATTATTCAATTGTTCATATAAAAAGAAAGGATCAGTATGAATATCCTGATACATTAGCAGCTATGGATGGTTATAGAAGTATAGCTATATTAATAGGGTTATCTAAGAAACGTGTACTTATGGACTCATTTGGGCAACACCTTGCAGCAGCAATGAACAAAAAGTCTACTGTATGCTGGGTAACTACAAAACCAAAAGTATTTGGGTATAAACTTCATGATAACATACAGGCAAACCCCTTTACTAAAGAACCTAATATTAAAAACGCTATATATCAGCCTTTTGGACTATCAGAAGATATATCAAGTATACCTTATAATGGACTAGAAGAAATTTTCGACATCAATAAAATAGTTAAGTCTATTAATAATCAGTAATAATTAAATTAATAGTTGCTTAAATAAAATTAAATTCTTATATTATATTAATAAATAAAAATAAAAATGGCTACAACTAAATTAACCCAAGAAGAAATAGATAATATTGCTAACATTAGTAAGGATAACCAGGTACTGAGACAGGAACTAGGGAAACTAGGTTTAGACAAAATCGAACTCGAATCTAGGGAGACAAACTTAAAAGCATTCTTAGCTAACATTCGCGAAAGAGAAGCTGAATTAAATAAAGCTCTAACAGATAAATACGGAGCTGGGACTGTTGACCTCCAGACAGGTGAAATAACAACACAGGACGAACAGCCTGCAGAAGATACAGTAGTTAAAACTCAACCAATCGAAGATACTGATGAAGATAATTAAACTTACCTCAGAGGAAGTTGAAACTTTACAGAAACTCAAATCACATAACGAATCTATAGTTAAAGAGTTTGGGTCAATACATCTTGCTAAGCTTAATTTGAAAAGTAGAGAGGAACGAGCAGAAACATTCCTAACTAATGTAAGAACCACAGAAGTTGATATTGCAAAGATGTTAGAAGACAAGTACGGCAAAGGTACTGTAAACCTTTCAACAGGTGAATTTAACTCAACAGCATCTTAATATTCTCAGTAGACTGTTTTCGGTCTTTTATTCCTATTTATTATCGTTAAGAGGAACACTTAATTAAAAATAAGGTTTCGAATTATTAACGATATTTATTATAGAACGAATAATCTAATATAAGATACGATGGCAGAATCATTAATCTCACCAGGGGTACTATCACGCGAGCAGGATAGATCTTTTATTGCACCAGCCCCACTAGAAGCAGGTGCAGCTTTCGTTGGCCCAACAGTAATGGGACCAACATTCGAACCTACAGTTGTTACTTCTTACGGAGACTACCAAAGAACATTTGGAACAACTTTTTCATCAGGTTCTGAAACATACGAATTTTTAACTTCGATTGCAGTTAAATCCTACTTCGAGCAAGGAGGAAACACAGCTCTTATTACAAGAGTTGTTTCTGGTTCTTTTACAGGAGCTACGAGCACTACAATTGGCGCAGCAGATGGAGGAGATAAACCTTTCACTCTACAGACTTTAGGTAAAGGAGAGCTCTTTAATACTTCTACTGGAGCTGGTGACCCAGGAGCAGAAAATAGCGATGGTTCATTAAAGTTAGGTTCCGATGATAACATTAGATGGGAAATCCAAAATGTTGACCAAGCAACAGGAACATTCTCTTTAATTATCAGAAGAGGTGATGACAGCACAAAATCAAAAACTATATTAGAATCTTTTAACGATTTAAGTTTAGACCCTAACAGTGAAGGGTATATTGCTAGCGTTATTGGTGATCAGTACAAGAGTATTGGAGACGACGGAGATGGCGCATTCTTAAGTACTAACGGTCGTTACGTTAACAGATCACGTTACGTAAGAGTAGCAAGTGTTGATAGAAGAACTATTAATTACTTAGCAAACGACGGTATCAATATTAGAGAAGCATCTTACACAGGTTCTTTACCAGCTGCTAGTTCTGGTTCATTCCACGGCGCAACAGGTACTAACTATCAGCATGATGAAGTAAATTTACATTTCGAAGATATTTCAGCAACAAACACACAAGGTTTAGTAGCTGAAAATTATGAATCTGCATTCAGCTTACTAACTAACCAAGACGAATACTTATTCAATATTATATCTGCACCAGGTCTTATCTACAGCTACGGTGAGCACAAGACTCAATTAGATTCTATGATTTCTCTAGCACAAGACAGAGGAGATGCTATCGCAGTAGTAGATTTATCACCATATGGAACAACAGTAGCACAAGCAGCAGGACATGCAGCAGTAGTAAATAACTCTTATGCAGCATCTTACTGGCCTTGGGTACAAGTTGGTAGTTCAACAGGTAAATTAGAATTCGCTCCAGCATCAGTAGTAATACCAGGTGTATATGCCTTCACAGATAGCGCAGCAGCACCATGGTTTGCACCAGCAGGTTTAACTAGAGGAGGTATTCCTAACGTTATCCAAGCAGAAAGAAAATTAACTAGAGCTCATAGAGATACTCTTTATGCTGCAAACGTTAACCCAATAGCTACATTCCCAGGATCTGGTATTTCAGTATTCGGTCAGAAGACATTACAGAAGAAGAAATCAGCTCTTGATCGTGTAAACGTAAGAAGATTATTGATCGCACTTAAGAAGTTCTTAGGAGATCAAGCTAAGTCATTAGTATTCGAACAAAATACTATTGCAACTAGAAACACTTTCTTAGCAAACGTTAACCCATATTTACAATCAGTAGTTGAAAGACAAGGTCTTTATGCATTCCGAGTAATAATGGATGATTCTAACAACACAGCAGACGTTATTGATAGAAACCAATTAGTAGGTCAAATCTTTATCCAACCAGCTAAAACAGCAGAATTCATTACTTTAGACTTCGTAATCCAACCAACTGGAGCTACATTGGGAGAATAATTTTAAAATAAGATATTTATATTTAAACAACAAATAAAATGGCAGTATTAGATCCTAACGAAATAATGTTCAGAGCTTTCGAACCGAAAGTACAAAACAGATTTATCATGTATATTGATGCGATCCCATCATTCATGATAAAAAACGTCAAAGCTCCTACTTTTACAGATAATGTAGTAAAGCTTGACCATATCAATTCATACAGAAAAATTAGAGGTAAAAGAGAATGGGCAGAGATGTCTATGACACTTTACGATCCGATCACTCCAAGTGGAGCACAAGCTGTTATGGAATGGGCAAGACTAGGGTACGAATCAGTAACCGGTAGAGCAGGATATTCTGACTTCTATAAGAAAGATTTAACACTTAACGTATTAGGACCAGTAGGTGACGTAATCGGAGAGTGGATAATCAAAGGAGCATTCGTAACAAACGGAGACTTCGGCCAGTATGATTGGTCATCAGACGCAGTTGTTGATTTAGCAATCTCAATCAACATGGATTACTGCATCTTAAATTACTAGGATACAATACATTTATTTATAGAAGAGCCTGCATTAGCAGGCTTTTTTTTTGTTTAGAAGTTGGTTCCAAAAGTATTTCTTCGTATATTTATATATAAACTAGTTTACAATTAATAAAATTTATGGAACCAAAATTTAAAATTCCTACCGAAACGGTAGACCTACCATCGAAAGGGCACTATTACCCTGAAGGACATCCACTTAAAGAAGGCAAAGTCGAAATGAAATATATGACTGCCAAAGAAGAAGATATCCTAACTAACCAGAATTATATAACTAAAGGAATAGTAATTGACAAATTACTTCAATCTCTTATTGTTACTGATTTTCCTTATAACGATTTATTAATCGGGGATAAGAATGCAATTATGGTTGCAGCACGTATCTTATCTTACGGTAAAGATTACGATATTGAGTATAAAGGAGAGCAGATTACTGTCGATTTATCTGAAATTAAAGAAAAAGAATTTGACGCTAGCGTTAAACCTAATGAAGCAGGAGAGTTTGTTTTTAGTCTCCCTAAAAGCGGTAATGAAGTGACATTTAAGCTTCTCAACCACGGAGATGACAAGAAAATAGATAGAGAGATAGAAGGTCTTAAAAAGATTAGCAGAGACAATGAGACAGGGGTTACTACAAGAATGAAACACCTTATCACCTCAATTAACGGAGATAGAGAGCAATCAACTATCAGACAATTTGTAGACCAGGGATTATTAGCGGCTGATGCAAGAGCATTAAGAGAGGAATATTCAAGAGTACAGCCAGATGTTGAATTTAGTGTATACCATGTGAACGATCAAGGTGTTGGGGAGGACATCGACGTTCCGGTAACTATCAACTTTTTTTGGCCTGACGCTTAAACAAGCTGCTGAGTATAGAAGCGGTTTATTCCGGCAAATACACGAAATAGTGTTTCATGGTAAAGGCGGCTATGATTGGGGCACCGTGTATAATATGCCGATATGGTTACGTAAGTTTACCTTTGGTGCAATTAATGAATTTCACAAAGAACAAAACGAAGTAAATAACACAGGACAGACCTCTAGTAACGATATTCCTAAAGGTCCAAATATTTCTCCATCGTATAGTACAAAGGCTTCTAAATAATAGAGGCCTTTACTATTTATAAAAAAGAATACAGCAAATGGCTGATGAAATAAACATACAGGGAGATCTATCCGGTGGTGACGCACGTAAAAAACAACTAGATGATATAAGAACTGCTGCAGAAAAAGCAGGGCAGGAAATAAATGCGTTATCTAAGGAATTCAAAGAACTTTCTAATCTAGCAGGTGCTAATAAGAATATCGGAGTAGATACCAGTAAGGTGAAGGTACTTACTAAATCTATGTCTGAGATAACAGTCTCTACTTTAAAGTCTTCTAAAGAAAGAAAAAAATTCGCTACTCAACTTCTAGCAGCAGAAAAAGAACAAGCAGGAACTGCAACGGTTATTGAAAACCTTAGTAAGGAAATAAAAGAAAGAAAAAAAGAAGATTTAGCATTAGAAAAAGTAGCCGATATCCTTAGGAAAAAATCTAGAGATGAACAACTAGAATTTGAAGAGAGAATTTCCAAGCATAAAGCCAAAGCAACCCAGCTAGAGATTGATGCTGATAAAATGCTTCAAAAAGCTATAGCATCTGGTAAAAAAGATGAAATAGCAAACGCAGAAAAAGCACATAGTAGTATGATGGCTAAATCTAAAGAAAACTATGATTTAGCAAAAAAATTAACTGCAGACGCCAAAACCAAAGAAACAGCAGCACAAAAGCTAATAAATAAAAAACAAGATTTAGTAAAAGAATCACAAGCAGAAACATCTGCTCTAGAAGGTCAAAAAAGAAGCGCTGAAGAAATCAATGCCGCCCAAGAAAAGCAAATAGGTAAAGCAAAGGAACTTCATGGCGAAATGCAAAAAATAGAAAAAGCAGGAGGTAGCGTACTTAAGTCTTTCTCAGAATTTGGTCAAAAAATAGGAGGTATGATACCTGTGTTTGGTCAATTATTTCAAACCGTATTTGGTGAATTAGCTGATGCTCAAAAAATGTTTGAAGATGCTGTAGCACAGGGTACTAGTAAAGCAGGAGCGAGGTATAAGGCACTAACCGGGACTATTAAAGCACTTACTATAGCAGCAGCAACTTCTTTTGCAAAAATGGCATTTGATGGTGCAAAAACATCTTCCGAAGCATTTAAAATAGTTAAGCAAGGAATAGGAGGAGGTCTTATTGATGCTAAAATTGCAATGCAAGCAGCAAGCGGAGCAGCTGCTAAAATGGGAATTCCTCTAGCAGAAGCATCTGGCTATATAGGTCAGATGAACTCTGCATTAGGTACATCATTAGGTTTCACTAGCGAACAAGTAGCAACTTTCGGTAGACTTACTAGAAATATGGGTGTATCTAGTGGTGCCGCAACTAAGATATTTAAGATTGCTACTAAAACTGGAATATCTTTTGAAGACATGGCAAAAAAGGTTGGTGGTATAACAACTAAGCTTAACGCTATGAACGGTACAGCCATCGCCCCTCAAGCTGTATTTGAAGAGATGGGCAATGCGTCTAGTACGATCCTCCGTAATATGAAAGACAACCCAGATGCTTTAATAAAAGCAGCAGCTGGCGCCAGAGCCATGGGTATGGAAATGAATAGAATAGCTGATGCAGCAGAATCTACATTAGATTTTGAGAATTCTATGCAAAAAGAAATGGAGGCTGAATTAATTCTCGGTAAGGAATTAAATTTAGATAAATTAAGAGCTGCAGCAGCAACAGGAGACCAAGTTGCAATTCAAGAAGAGCAGAAGCGTATCATAATGGAAAACGCAGATGCTGTAAAAGGTAACGTAAAAGCTCAAGAGATGTTAGCAGCATCTTTAGGAATGAGTAAAGAAGAACTGAATGGTATCTTAAACGCTACTGAAGATAATGTTAAGATGGCCAACAATGATGCTGCTGCTGCCCAAGCAAATGCTGAGAATAAAAAGAAATCTGCTGAAGAATTAGGTCAACTGCAATTAAATACATTTAAAACACTAAACTCCTTATCAGATAAATTAAATAAATTTACTGAAGATTTATCATTAGGAGCATTTAAATTTTTCAATCTTATTAGAGATGCATTTGATCCTAAAGATATAATGGGTTCACTAGGCAGAATAAAAGACCTAGTAATAAAGACATTTAAAGATGCATTTACCGGAGGTGATACAGTATTTAAAAATACGTTAGGCAAAGGAAGTATGTTAGGTATGCTATTAGGAGCTGCCACAATGACAGGTGGAGCTTTAACCATAGGATTTAAAGGTCTTTCTGCAATAGGTGGTATTTTTAAGAAAATGAGAGGTACTCCTATGATGCCAATGTTTGTAAAAAACATAGGTGATAAGACCGCCGGAATACTCAGCAAATTCACTTCAATGTTTAAAAACAAAAAAGGAGGTGCTGCTGCTGCAGGTGGAGGAGGAATATTAAGCAAGCTAACATCAGTATTTAAGAAGAGAGGTTCTGGAGATTTAGTAAAATCTGCATCTTCTCCTTCCGGGTTTAGAGACAAAATGGGTAGATTTGCAAAGGCACCAGGTAAGTCCGCAGCAGGTGGAGGCGCCGCAGGAGGTGTTGGTGGAATGCTAAAGGGTATAGGAAAAGGAATAGGCGATTTTGCTAAAGGAATAGGAAAAGGTATAAAAGGTATCCTTGAAGGTTTAGCTTTTGGTATAAAAGCATTTGGTTCTGGCCAGGTTCTTGCTGGTGCAGCAGTACTAGGAGCTGCTATTACATTAATTGGCGCCGGTATTGCAGGAGCTTCTTGGTTAATGGGTAAATCGTTACCAACATTGGCCAAAGGAATGGAATCAATTGCAGAATTAGACGGTTCTGCACTTATAAAAGCAGGAGCTGGAATGGCAGCAGTTGGACTTGGACTTACCGCTATGGCAGCAGGTACAGCAGCTCAAGCAGTAGGTGGACTAATGGGAGCTATTGGATCATTTTTCGGTGGTGACGGTATTGATGAAATGCTTAAAAAGGTAGAGAAGTTTGGAAAAAATTATGACTTTGATGCCGGTAAAATAGAAAATAATGCCAAAGGAGTAGTAGCATATGCTCTTGCAATGGGAGCACTAGCAGTTGGAGCAGGTGCTGGCGCCGTAGCAGGATTAGCAAATCTAGGTAGCACACTCTTAGACGGACTTACAGCATCGCTAGGAGGAGGTCTACCTATGGATAAAGTACAAGCATTCGGTAAGTGGAATTTAGACGCTGATAAGATAGAGAACAATGCCCGGGCAGTAGCTGGATACGCAGTAGGTATGGCAGCTTTAGCTGGCGGAGCAGCAGGCGGTGGAATTGCCAGTTTAGCTAACCTAGGCGGTGCACTCTTAGACGGACTTACATCTACACTAGGAGGTGATCTTCCAATGGATAAAGTACAGCAATTCGGTAAGTATAACTTAGATGCTGATAAAGTTGAAAATAACGCTCGTGCAATAGCAGGTTATGCAAGAGGCATGGCTGCATTAGCAGGAGGATCAGCAGCATCTTCATTATCTTCTTTAGCTGGCCTGGGTGGCTCACTAGTAGATGGAATAGTAGCAGGAATAGGAGGCCCTCTTCCATTAGATAAAGTTTCTAAATTCCAAACATATAATTTCGATGCTGATAAAGTTAAAAATAATGCATCAGCATTAGCAAGTTATGCATTAGGTATGGCTGCTTTAGCAGGAGGAGCAGCAGCATCATCCGTAGCATCGCTAGCAGCTTTAAGTGGTTCAGTAGTAGACGGAATTGTAGCAGGAGTAGGAGGCCCTCTTCCATTAGATAAAGTAGATAAATTTCAAAAGTATAACTTCGACCCTAAGAAAGTTAAAAATAATGCCTCTGCAATAGCTAGTTATGCAATCGGTATGGCTAAATTAGCAGGAGGTTCAGCTGCATCATCTGTAGCATCTTTATCATCCATAGCAGGTAACCTTGCAGATGGATTAATGGCTGGGCTTGGAGGGCCTCTTCCATTAGATAAAGTTAAAATTTTCCAAGGATATGATTTTAAGAAAGATAAAATAAAAAATAATTCTGAAGCTATAAGTGAGTATGCCATAGCGATGGCTAAATTAGCATCATCAGAAGCAGGTGGATTTTTAGCTTCATTAGGAAAAGCAGCTGGTCAATTAGTTACTGGATTAGCTGAATCTATCGGTTTAGGAGGTATTCCTTACGATAAATTAAAAGAATTAGAAAATGCTGATTTAGATGCTGAAAAAATAGGTAATAACGCAAAGGCTTTAACAGCTTATGCTTTAGCAATGGCATCACTTCAAGATGTGCCTAGCGGGTTCTTCAAGTCGTTAGGTAAGATGGGTAGTGAACTAGTTGACGGCATAACGGATGCCTTAGGAGGTACTAGCGGTATTCCTTACGAAGAAATGAATGCATTTGCTAATGCTAAACTAGAAACAAAAAAAATAATTTCTAACGCTGAAGCATTACAAGCATTTGGTACGGCAATGACTTCTTTAGGTACTTTTGATAATGATACTGATAAGTTCTACGACGGTATTGAAGATTTAGGGAACGGTATAGATGCTTTTAATAAACTTGAAGATATAGATACTAATAAAATTGAATCTTTAAGAACATCAATGCTGGCAATAAAAGATGCTACTTCTATAGATTTATCTAATGCAAAGAGTATATTAGAGGATCTTGGATCATTTGCTAAAACAGTAGGTAAAGGGGTAATAAAGGTAGATATAGCAGCTAAAACAATATTTAGTGAAGAGCTAGAAGGATTAACATCTACGATAGATAGCTCATCAAACAGAGAATTAGAAGAGCTTAAAAAAATAAATCAAGAACAATCTAAAGAACATAGGAAAGAAATGAAAGAATTAAGAAGACAAACATTCTTACTTGCCGAAGCTTTAGGAGATAGAAAAGACACTGTAATACAGATGGATGGATTCCAAGTAGGTAAAGCTTTAGGGTCCCGATACTAAATAACTAGATATTTATAATTATATTAAACAATTAAATTAACAATTATGGCACTTATTGATTCATTAAACTCAACAAACTTAGGATTAAACGGCGAAACCCCACCTAATAGAGAAGGAGCATCAGCAGATACTTCTAAAGTACATGTAAACGGTGAAACTCAAACAGCAGATCATTCTGTATTGGATTTAGACGGAGCAGTACCAACTAAATACATGGATAACCCTCCACAGTAATATGGCTTTAGTAGATCTAAAAACAGATCTAAAGTCTTTAAAATTTGAGAGCGGGCTGAATAGGAAGCCTTTTGTCGTTAAAGATGTAGATCAACGAGGCGGACGAAATAACGCTTTTGATGTTATCGGTATACAAGCAGCTAAGAGATTAGATGATGTTGTCCGAATGGCAAAACTCGTTGTGGCTAAACCTGGCTTAGCACATGCTGCTAAACAGGCACTACATACTACTATTTCTGCAGCCGAAACAGGTAAGTTATATGATAACGCAGAAAAAGATGTTCTAAGAAACGCAAAAGATATTCTTGCCACCGCAGTTACTAATACAGCACAAACAGCAGTTAACGGCTTAGGTATACATACATTTAAAGGATTACTGGAGACAGATGGAGATGATCGTCAGTATTTAACTTCTATTGATGAAGTTGTAAAAAAGAAAATGAGAAGCCCATCTCACTCAACTCAAATATCTCAAGGAGTAAAGAAGTCAAAAAAGCTAAAAGTAGGAGATGAAGAAGCAAAAAAATTCGGCAAAATAGACTACCTAGAAAAACCAAATAACTCAAATGCATACGATAAAGTTAATTATAACGAAGGAGAAATAGACGAATCAAGTGATATTATACCATTTGGATTTCGAATTATAGGTGGTGATAGTATGCAATTTAGAGCTTATCTTTCATCACTTAGTGATTCCTATTCAGGTCAATGGAATAAAACACAAATGTTAGGCAGGCCTGAAAATTTTAAAAGTTATAACGGATTCGAAAGAAATATAAATTTAGGTTTTAAAATCGCAGCTGAAACTAGAAAGGATTTACTTCCTCTATATAGAAAACTTAATAGATTAGCCTCAACGACAGCACCAACTTTTGACAATTCAGGTGTCTTTATGAGAGGAACTCTAGTTAAAGTTAGAGTTGGGGATTACTTGCATAATCAAACATGTAACGTAGAAAGTGTAGCTTTTTCATGGGCTATAGAGTACCCATGGGAAGTAAAATTGCGAGGCGATAAAGAAGGTGATGTTCAAATACTCCCTCACGTATTAGATGTAAGTATGACATTAGGCGCTATTCATAATTTTGTACCAACAACAGGCGATACACCGTTTATAGGATATCACGATTGGGATGAAGAGAAAAAAGCACCAGGTCCAGATTCTTTATTTCAAAAGGCACCGGCATTAAACCCGGATCGAATTAATAACCCGTGGAAGGATTCGTAATATATGAACAGGTATAACAAAATAAAAACCTCTAATACAGAAACAGGTAGAAGGTATGTATTTAACGCTGTATATCCCGATATTCCTGCTACTGCTGATGACACATATGTAATCGCCACAGGAGGAGATAGGTACGATACCCTAGCACAACAGTTTTACGGAGATAAATCACTATGGTGGATCATCTCTACAGCAAACCCAGGCACTAACACAGATTCCTTATCTGCTAAACCTGGACTTCAATTAAGAATACCAGCTAACCCTCAAACTGTAATAGATAGATACAATAAGTTAAATGAAATTAGATAGTTATGGCAAAAGAAGGAGTATTTTTTGAAAGACCTCTACCGTCATTATCTACTTTAGACGTAAGTGTTAGAGAGCAATTAGAAGTAAGAGAAAAACTTTACGCAAAAGACTTAACATATACAGGAGACGGAGATTTCCTGACACAGTATTTGAATGCAAATAATTCCTTTGTAAAATTAACATCAGGTATAGAAGTAAAAGATGTTCCTAATGCTGCTCATAACAATATACTTTTAGGAGGGGTTTTATATAAAGGTAAGAGTAAGAGAGCAGGATTGAACGATAACCCATTCATAAGCGAGAACAATTCAGGAGCGTATAACTTTGCCCATGGAGTATCAGGAGAAGTAAAAGATAAACCTGCAGAAGGGTACGTCCCAATGCCCGGTATAGTAGACTTTAGTGTTAAGAACACAGGTAATAGTGGCTTTACACGTAACGTTTCTATAAAAGTAAAATGCTTTAGTTTAGAACAACTTTCTATACTCGAAAAATTATACTTAAGACCCGGTTTCAAATGTTTAGTAGAATGGGGTCATGTTATTTACGGTACAGGTAATAAATCAAAACTAGATGACAAAAAAGTATACAACCCAGAAACTATATTTTCAGATGAAGTACCGTCTGGTGATGATTTAAAAGAAGAAAAAATAAAAGAAAAAGGCAGTGAGCTTATAAAGTCATCACAGAACAATTATGATTATATGCTTGGCATGATAAAGAATTATAATTGGAGTGCCGAAAAAGATGGGTATACAGTTGATATACAACTTTTAGGTAAAGGGGCTGTATCTACATTTATCAAGAAAGTTTATGGAGGTACAGAACACGAAGACGGTACTAAACTTGACCCAGGTGTAGAATTTGAAAGTACCCCTGAGAGTTCTTTCGGTGGGATCTTAAAGAGGATATCACAAGCTGATACTAAAGGTAAACAAGAAAACACAGATGAAAATAATATCGTAGAAGAATGCGATATGGGACCTATCAACTCTGGACTTGAAAAATATAAAACTCAAATGGATGGAATAACTGAACTATTATCCACAGAAGGAGATAGTTTTGAATTCAAAGTCTATAGAGCAGGTTTTGCTGATGTAAATAAAGAAGCAGGTAATAAAAATTTCAATTACATTAGTATGAGATTCTTCTTAGGGATGATAAACTACTTCTTCCTACCCCGTCCCTCCTCAGGAACTATAGTACCCGAAGGTAAGTTTAATACAACACCTGAACAGGATTTCTACTTAACCTACGATAATCATTTTAGCATAGATCCATATATCTGCTTACTTCCCCAACAGACGGGTGATTTTGGATTAAAAACCACTACCATTAAAGGTTTCAGTAAAGATAAAAAGACAGCTGCTGATATATTAGATATACAGTTATGTACTGATTTCTTATATCAAGACTATAAAAAAGTAGTAGAGCCATCTGGAAAAAATAATGAATCACAAAAAAGTATTGGAGAATATTTGAATATCATTTTAGATAAGGTAACTGCAAGTTTAGGAGGAATAAATGAATTTGTACTCTATAATGATTTTTACCTAAAAAAAGAATTAGGACCTAGTAGGGTAATAGATTTACAAGTACTGCCAAGACCTGAAGGACAACCAGAAACATATAAAATGATAACACCAAGAGGTAAAGCCTCATTTGTAACAGATTTCTCTTTTAAAAGTGAACTTTCCAATTCGATGATTAACTTAATAACAAGCCAAGCAATCATATCAGGGGCATCTGCAGGAAAGATGGCTTCAACAGGTTTAGCTGCATTTAATAAAGGAGTATCATCTAGATTTGAAGATGAGAAAGGAGAAGAAATAACTGAGTATGCTCAAAAAAGAGCGAAAGCAGAAGCTGAGACAAAAGCAACAGTGGAAGGTGCGTTTAAGGAGTTATATTCTAAGTTTAAATATGATGAAACCAAGGTTACAGAAGCATACGCAAACGGTACTTCAATTATTAGGAAAGCGTTAAACGATACCTTAAAGGAGACTAAACCTAAAAGGGGCCATATCGGTGCTAAAGTATCTTTGACTATGATAGGAATTGGAGGTTTGAAATCTCTTCAGTATTTTACATTACCTGATCAAATATTACCTTCTGCTTACTCCGATAAAATAAAAGTTGGATTTCAAATAAGCAATGTTTCCCACCAAATATCAAATAACGTGTGGTACACGACTATAGAAGCTAACGCAATAATACTATCACAAGAATAAAAAATGTATTTACCTAAATCAAAATATAAAGGACCTTTTACAGCCGCCGATGGAGCGAAAAAAGTGCTTGTGCTTGATACTAAAGAAATTTATAAAGGAAAGTACTTTGTTACATATAAGGATGAATTATATGAAGGAAGGTTCCCTAAAGAAGCAGGACGTCAATTAATTTTTGAAAGTGTACTACTGAAGAAAGAAAAAGAAAGTAGTAGAGAATTAAAACCACAACCTAGTTTAGTAATACCTACTGAAAAAGATTACGAAAGTAAAAAATTTAAAAGGTATTTCTCAAGAGATAAACGCTCTGGTAAGATTATAGAGCTAAACCGTAAAGAATTTAACAATTTAAAAAAGTACCCTTCGTATATGGGGTTGGAATTGGAATGGTGGATAGAAGGTCCTGTTGAAGATACACTCTATAACAACTATCTGTATAAAGGAGCCGCTACTAGAAACAGAGAAACTATAAATAAACATAAAAAAGCATTCAAAGGAATAGAAGAATACTTATTTGCTTTAGATGAGTTTGTAGTTTAAAATATTTTTCTTATATTATATTTAACTAAAAGGTTACAGTTAAGTGTTTTATATAATAGAAAAAAATAATAGCTTAGATGCTATAGAGAAGTTAATTAGGTTAGGATGCTATGTAGATATAATACCCACTAATTTCAACTACCACCCAAAACTTACTTCAACTGTAGCAGTATACATAAAATTACTACATTCAGATAAAGGCTATATAATTCCAATTAACCATGATGAAGGTATCAATGTTGATAAAGAACGTGTCTACAGTATATTATCTTCTACAGAGAAACTGTATACATTAAATAAAAAAGAACTTCTATACCACTTTAATCTACAGGGTGCAATAGACCTTTCACTTCTATATTCAATGAGTAAATATGACAAATTAGAATATAGTAGATTGAATAAATTAATTAACCCTTTTTACAGTAGGTATAACGATATTGCAAATATAAATCAAATAATACCTCTAAGTAAACTATACGAAGTATCAGAGAATATCTACAGCTCAATAAAAGAAGTAATAGATTATGAGATACCAAATGGATTTGATTTTTATAATAAAACTGCTACTAACGTATTCTTTTTATTAGAACAATCAGGGGTAGGTATTAAATACGATGCTTTTAATTCTATATTTAAACCAAAAAATACGCTATATAATACATTAGACAATAAAGTTTTAACTCAATATAATTTATACAATACAACCTCAAGACCGACTAATTCATTTAATAGTGTTAACTTTGCAGCTATACCTCACACGGAAGAACATAGAAAATGTTTTACCCCAGCTAACGATTATTTTGTAGAATTTGACTTTGACGGATACCACTTAAGGTTACTAGCAGAGCAAATAGAATATGCACTAACATCAGACTCGGCTCATAAACAGCTAGCAAGATTATACTTTAACAAAAAAGAAATTACAGATGACGAATACAAAGAAGCAAAACAAATTAACTTTCACGCAATTTATGGAAAAATCCCAGAAAAGTACTCTTTCCTTGAAATCTTTACAAGAATTGATGATTATATCAAAGAGTTATGGAAACGATACAAAGATGACGGAGAAGTCCTGGCACCAATTAGTGGAAAACCTTTCACAGCATCTTTAAAAGCAATGAACCCACAGAAGTTAATGAATTATGTAATGCAATCATTAGAAACTTCTAGAAACATAGTAGTATTAAAAAAATTACTAAAATATTTACAGACTAAAAAAACAACTATAAGTCTATACACGTACGATTCTATTATTATGGATTTTGACAAAGAGGACGGTAAGGATACACTAGAAAACATTAAATCTATAATGGAAGAAGGTGGCAAATACCCAGTATCTTTTAAGTACAGTAAAGATTTAAGTTTATGATAATAACTTATATTTATATAAAATGACAAATGTTATAGAAAGTCGGTTTGATTATGATATCGAACCATTATGGATTAACGAAGATATGAGCAATAAATTATTTTGCACTTTTACCACTGAAGAAACTTTAGAACCTACATTACAGGTTATAAAAGAGAAGTACTCGATTATGTACAATAAGATTTTTGTGCTTTATTCAAAAAGCCAAGATGAATACATATGTACATATAATGTAGATTTTGCAAATATATCTAACTTTATAGATAATACAATTTTAGTTCATAGAAAGAAAGAATCCAATACTCTGTATACAATCAACGCACTGAATACTCTTATAAAAGAATTGAATGGCGGAAGATTAGACACTTCATACAGAATCAACTGGTCAGATTACCGCAACTGCGTACTACTTACTAAAGGATCAGAATTAAAAAGAATTAATACAAAACTTTTTCGTATAATAGAGTTGGAAAACTAAATTATAGTTCGTATATTGTATTAATAATAAATGTTTTAAATTAAAAATGTTACAATATGGATATTAACGCTATCAAGGCTAAACTAGACGCCTTAAACTCTAATGGTCAGGAGAGAGAAAAAACAGACTACTCAAAAATCTTTTGGAAACCTGAATTAGGAAAACAGACAGTACGGTTAGTACCATCTGCTTTCGACCCTGCTATGCCTTTCAAAGAGTTAAAGTTCCACTACGGTATTGGAAAGTACCCTATGGTAGCTTTATCTAATTTTGGTAAGCAAGACCCTATTGAAGAATTTGTAAAAGAGCTTAAAAAAACATCTGATAAAGACAATTGGTCTCTAGCAGGTAAAATTAACCCTAAAACACGAATCTTTGCTCCTGTTGTAGTAAGAGGAGAAGAAGAAAAAGGTGTACGTATTTGGGGATTCGGAGTAACGATTTATAGAGCACTCCTTGCTCTAATTGCCGATGAAGATATAGGAGACATTACAGATGTAATAAACGGATGGGATTTAGTTGTAGAACAAGTACAGGGTAACCCTTACCCCGAAACTTCGGTTAGAATTAAACCTAAACAAACTCCACTATCGGATAATAATGATCAAGTAGATACTTGGTTAAAAACTCAACCTAATCCTACAGAAGTACATACTCAGTATGATTATGAGTTTATTAAAAAACAACTTCAAAATTATCTTAACCCAGGTTCAGCAGAAGAAAGTACTCCTGCGACTAAAACAGATGATAAACTGCCAGAAAGCTTAGGTCAACAAAAAACAGACTTTACTTTGGAAACAGCTACGGCTGGCAACAAAGACACAGTTAGTAAATTTGATGACTTATTTAATGAATAATGGCAAAGAAAAAAGAAGAAGTACAAGCAAGAGCGACTGCTGCAGTTCAGAAGTCGTTTAATTTAGGGAATTTTAAAAAGAAGAAAGGTTTTTCTAATGCTTCGGTAAAGTTTAAAGAACAAGGATGGATTCCTTTATCTAAAGCTTTCCAGGACATTACCTCACTACCTGGCATCCCCACTGGTCATATTACGTTATTACGAGGACATAGTGATACCGGTAAAACAACAGCTCTAATAGAAGCAGCAGTTAATGCTCAAAAAATGGGCATACTACCTGTCTTTATTATTACTGAGATGAAATGGTCATGGGATCATGCCAAGGAAATGGGTCTTCAATTTGAAGAAACTACTGATGACAAGGGTAATGTTACCGATTACGAAGGACATTTCTTATATGCCGATAGAGGTCAACTCAATACTATTGAAGATGTAGCAGTTTATATTGCAGACCTAATGGATGAACAAGCAAAAGGTAATCTACCTTACGATATGTGTTTCTTCTGGGATAGTATAGGCTCAGTACCATGCGACCTTTCAGTACGTTCTAACAAGAACAATAACGAATGGAATGCAGGTGCTATGTCTACTCAGTTCGGTAATAACCTTAATCAGAAAATTTTATTATCGAGAAAAGAGAATGCCGCTTATACCAACACTTTAGTTGCTATTAATAAAGTCTGGACTATGAAACCAGAACATCCAATGGGACAACCGAAATTACAGAATAAAGGAGGTATGTCTATGTGGTATGATGCTACGTTAGTTATTACATTTGGTAATATCACTAATCCTGGTACTTCTAAGATTAAGGCTATAAAAAATGGTATGCAAGTTGAATTTGCTAAACGTACTAACGTTCAAGTAGAGAAGAATCATATCGGAGGAGTTCAATCTAGAGGTAGAATTGTAATGACTCAACACGGCTTTATAGAAGATGATAAGAAAGCAATTGATAAATATAGAGATGCTCATAAAGAACATTGGCTGAAGTTAGTCGGTTCTATAGACTTTGATCTTATTGAAGAAGGAGATTTAGAAGAAACACCTATAACTCCAAACTTACTAGATTAATGGCGTACGATGACATTCTAAATAATTTAAAACAGACCCCACCCCGATCGCTAAACGATCACATACTGATTGTTGATGCTATGAATATGCTCATTAGATCATTTTCATTACTCAAAGCGATGAACCCCGACGGCCACCACATCGGTGGCCTGGTTGGGTTTTTAAGATCGTTAGGGTATGTGACTAGAATTTTTGATCCAACAAGAGTTATAGTAGTATGGGACGGTAAGGGAGGATCTGCAAATCGTAAAAATATTGATCCTAACTATAAAGCACAACGTGCGACCTCAAGAATTACACATTGGGGATTATACGATACCAAAGAGGAAGAAACAGAAGCCCTTATCGGTCAATTGTACAGAGTACAGGACTATCTTGAATGCTTACCAGTACACCAAATAGGGTTAGAGAAATTAGAAGCTGATGATATTATAGCATATATAGCTCAAAAAGCTTCTATATCTTCGGTTAAAAAATGTACTATCATATCTTCAGATAAGGATTTCCTACAGTTAATAGACGATACTATAGAGGTATATGCTCCAGTTAAGAAAAAAACATTTACTCAAGATAATATATTCGAGGAATTAAAAGTTCTTCCAGAAAATTATAATGTAGTAAAAGCACTACTAGGAGATAACTCAGATAATTTACCGGGGGTGAAAGGTTTAGGTATAAAAACAATAGTTTCCGAATTCCCTGAACTTCTAACTAATCCTAAATCTAACCTGCAGTATGTATATGATACATGTGCTTCCAAGCTAGATGAAAAGAAAGTAAAGAAGATATTTCCTAAAATCTTAACAGAGTGGGATAGAGTAGAGACTAATTATACACTAATGGATTTAAGTATTTCTGATTTAGACGATAAAGAAAAAGAAGTAGTTAATGAAACTATAAAAGCACCTATCCCCGGTATACAGACTGGCGGGTTCTTACATTTGTTAGGATTAGATAAAATAGAGGGCATTACAAAGAATACTGAAGGCTGGTTAGAAAACTTTAGAGGGCTTACAACAGTAAAAAAATAGTAAAAAAAAATGTATTCATCTAGTTGGTTATTAACTTATAATTAACTATATTAAATAAAAGGTTACAATATGACATTAAAATCGCTACAGCAATACGGGAAGGGGTTCCAACTTAAAGTGTTAGGTTCATTACTTACAGATAAAAAGTTTCTACTAAATGTACGAGATGTATTAAGTGAAGATTACTTTGACGCTGATACTCATAAATGGATTGTAAATGAAATTATATCTTATTTTGATAAGTACCACACTACCGTTACTATGGACGTTCTTAAAGTAGAGCTTCAGAAGTTAGAAAACGAAGTACTCCAAGTAGCACTTAAAGAAGAATTACGAAATTCATATCAAGCATCTCAAGATGATTTAGATTACGTACAGGAAGAGTTTACAACTTTTTGTAAGAACCAGGAAATGAAACAAGCCATTTTAAGTTCCGCAGACCTTCTTAAACAAGGAGATTTTGACGGAATAAGAAATATGGTTGAAAAAGCTATGAGAGCTGGTATGGATAAGAATATAGGACATGAATATAATGTAGACATAGAAAGTCGATATAGGGTTGATTACCGTCCTACAATACCAACTCCTTGGCCTGTTCTCAATGAAGGTATTCAAGGAGGATTTGGACCAGGAGATTTAGCTATCGTATTCGGTAACCCTGGTGGTGGAAAGAGTTGGACTTGTGTAGCAATGGCAGCACATGCAGTTAAGATGGGTTATAAAGTTAACTACTATACTTTGGAACTAGGAGAGGACTATGTAGGTAAGCGATTTGATTGCTACTTTACAGGGTACTCTATCGATGAAGTAAATAACCACCGTAAAGATGTACAATCATATGTAGATGGATTAAAAGGTAAGTTGATTGTTAAGGAATATGCTCCTAAAGGTGCTACAGTCAATACTATAAAATCACATATACAGAAGTGTATTGATATGGATCATAAACCAGACCTAGTAGTTATAGATTACGTTGATTACTTACGAGCACCCTCTAAAGGTAAATTCTCAGAACGAAAAGACGAGATAGATGATGTATTTATAGCGACTAAAGGATTAGCTAAAGAATTTAAAATTCCAGTCATTACTCCTTCCCAAGTTAATAGAATGGGTGCTAAAGATTCGGTTATTGAAGGAGACAAAGCAGCAGGTAGTTACGATAAAATGATGGTAGCAGATATGTGTTTTTCATTGTCAAGAATGAAAGAAGATAAAGTACTAGGGACCGGAAGATGGCATGTTATGAAAAACAGATACGGTCAGGATGGAATGACATATAATTTAAAAATGGATACAAACAACGGTCATATAGAATTTGAAGGAAAGGCAAATCCTGAGGATCTTATAAAGGACAACGATGCTCCTAACTTTACTTTGTCACGCGAAACTATGTCGCAAATTTTTGATAAAAAGTTGTAAATAGTTTGGTAAAAACCAAAATATATATGCTATTTATCTAAGCGTCCTCGAGGAACTAGATAGTAAATCTCGAGGACTTTTCTGTCTAATTAATAAAAAAATATATAAAGATATATGAGCCTTTTAAAAGAACGCATCGTTTACAAGCCATTTGAATATCCAAAAGCATATGATTTTTGGTTAAAGCAACAACAAGCACATTGGTTACATACTGAAGTACCAATGGCACAAGACGTTACAGATTGGGCTAGTAACCTTAAGCCACATGAAAAAAATGTAGTAGGAGGAATTCTAAAAGGATTTGCACAGACAGAAACGATCGTAAACGACTACTGGTCAACATTAGTTACTAAATGGTTTAGAAAACCAGAAGTTATTATGATGGGTACTACACTAGGCTCTTCAGAAACTATTCATGCTGAAGCTTATTCACTTCTTAACGAACAATTAGGATTAGATAACTTTGCTGAATTTTTAGAAGATGAAGCTACGATGGCTAAGATAGAATCGTTAATGGAAGTTAGAGACAATCACGACGGTACCCCTAACTGGCATCAAAGAGCTGTCTCTCTCGCTATATTTTCTGCTTTCACAGAAGGAGTTAACTTGTTTAGTTCCTTTGCTGTGTTACTGTCTTTTAAAATGAGAAACCTTCTTAAAGGTGTAGGACAGATAGTAGAATGGTCTGTAAGAGATGAATCACTGCATTCAGAAGCAGGATGCTGGTTATTTAGAACTCTTATGAAAGAACATCCAGAATTTAAGACACCGGAGCTTATAAAAGATATTGAAGAAGCTGCATATGGTGCTGTAAAATTAGAGTTTGATTTTATAGATAAGATTTTTGAAATGGGAGATCTAGATAACTTAAGTAAGGAAGAATTAAAAAACTTCATTAAGCATAGAGTAAACACAAAAATGGCCGATTTAGGATTAAAGCCTATAATCCCTGCAGAAGATATCGATAAAGGCGCATTAAAGACAATGAAATGGTTTGACGCTGTAATTGCAGGAAAACAGCAAACAGACTTTTTCGCTAATAGAGTTACGAATTATGCTAAAGGGCACTTAGATTGGTCAACAGCATTTTAAAATAAAGGTATATGAGTTTAATAGTGGACACAACTGAATGGGTAGCCGGAAAAGATTACCCAGAATGGATGAATGAAGTATCAATAGCAACAATATCTAAAGGATACTTAGGACAAGGAGAAAACGTAAAATCTGCATATAGAAGAGTAGCTTCTACTATAGCAAAAAGATTAGACCGTCCAGATCTAGAGAATAAATTCTTTAGGTATATGTGGAAAGGATGGTTGAACTTAGCCTCACCGGTACTTTCAAATACCGGCACTGACAAAGGATTGCCAATTTCATGTTTTGGTATCGATACACCCGACTCGATACGCGGTATTGGATTAACTAATGCTGAATTAATGAGATTGACATCCTTAGGCGGTGGTGTAGGTATTGGTCTATCTAAGGTTAGAGGTAGAGGAGAAAAAATCGGTAATGAAGTAGGTCAGTCAGAGGGTATTGTTCCTTGGGCTAAGATTTATGATTCTACTATTATAGCTACTAACCAAGGAGCTGTGAGGAGAGGAGCAGCTTCTGTTAATTTAGATATAAATCATCCAGATATTTCGGAATATTTAGAGATAAGAAGACCTAAAGGAGATCCTAATAGACAGTGTCTTAACTTACATCAATGTGTTGTAGTGGATGATGCCTTTATGCAAAAATTAGAGCATAGAGACCCTGAGGCTATGGAACTATGGGTGAAAATACTTAAATCTAGAGTTGAAACAGGAGAACCATACCTTATGTTCAAGGATACTGTCAATAATGCTAATCCTCCTGCATATAAAAAGAATAACTTAGACGTTACGATGACTAATATATGCTCAGAAATTACGCTTCACACAGATGAAGAACATTCTTTCATATGTTGTCTATCTTCTGTAAACTTAACTAAATGGCATGAATGGAAAAATACAGATTTAGTAGAAACAGCCATTTATTTTCTGGACGGAGTACTAGAAGAGTTTTTAGCAAAAACATCTGGAAGGGATTCTTTAATCAGATCTCATAGATCAGCAAAAAAAGGAAGAGCAATCGGGTTAGGAGTACTAGGATGGCATACATTTTTACAGAACGAAAGAGTTCCTTTTAATTCTATTGCTGCAACCTCATTTACTCACCAGATATTCTCCGATATAAAACAAAAAGCAGAAAATGCATCACGTAAATTAGCAGATGAATACGGTGAGCCGCTATGGTGTAAAGGAACAGGCATGAGAAACAGTCATTTACTTGCTATCGCCCCAACAGTATCCAATAGTACGATATCAGGAGGGGTATCCGCAGGAATCGAACCAGTACCGGCTAACATATATACATTTAACTCTGCAAAAGGAACTTTTATAAGAAAAAACCCTGCGTTAGAGAGTTATTTAGACGAAACAGGATCAAATACTGATGAAGTATGGGACCAGATTATGAGAGATAGAGGTTCTATAGCAAATTTACCCGAAGACATAATGCCTGCAGAAGATAAACCTATATTCCTTACATTTGCAGAAATAAATCAATTGGCTTTAGTTGAACAAGCAGGAGCAAGGCAGAAATACATTGACCAAACACAGTCATTAAATTTAGCATTTGATCCAACAGATAGCCCAAAGTTTATTAATGAAGTACACCAAGCAGCATGGAGATTCGGTGTAAAAACACTCTATTACTTGCGAACCGATTCGGTAATTAATGGAGATATAGGTTCTAGGACATCTGAGGATTGCTTATCCTGTGATGGCTAAACACCGGTAGAACGTTAAAAGTTATAGATAACTATTTATATTAAATGAAGACAGTTAGAATAAAAAATCGGTCGATATCTTCGGATATTCGTATATGTAAAATATACCATACTACTAAAGTTGACGGCAACCTGTTAACAACACCGGTATCGTCAAGTGGAATTTTTACTGGCGCCGATCTGGCCCAAGGAATCGAATTTCAAGTTCAAGATTCAGTAGATCAGTTTATAGTAGTAAATTTACCCGAAGATGACTGCGAAGGTGCAGAATGTAAGGTATGTACTAATATTGGTTCTGGGAGTATTTCAGGAGAATTTACAGATAATGATATTTTATACTCTATACAGCCTGGTAGGTTTGGAAAAGTAGATTATGACGGACAATTTTCAGGAAGTGTTACAAGTGATAATGACATTACTTCAAGTAACTTTACAAATAACCATGCAATAAACAATACTTTTACATTAACTGCTACACCTACACCTCCTTATGTGTTTGAAGGCTGGTTCGATAATGTTAACAGAACAGGCCCAGCACTATCCACGAATACTACAGTAACCGTAGCATCTGGAAGTATAGACGGTACAACGGCATATTCAACTAATTGGTTCGTTAAGTATGTTAATAATGAACCTCTTTTTAAGTTAGGAGCACCTGACGGTTCTACTGTAATTCAATTTACTAGAGCCAGAAATGAAAATAGAGGTCCGGAAGAAATAGCTAAATTCTACTTCTCAGATCTAGATGGTGACGACCTAACAGTATCTCTAAACCCTGACCCAGATAATCACTTTTCTTTTACTGAAAATTCTGACCATATAACTTTCCAGCAAGTTACTTCCTCACTAGATTACGAAAGCAAAACAGCATATAGTATGTCTATTAGTGTTAGTGACGGAACCGATACAACACTACTTCCAGTAAGAATAGATGTAATAGATAATTTACAACCAACAGTACTCGACCAAGCAATGTCTAATTTTGGTGAAAATAGTGCTGACGGAGCAATAGTAGGACAAATTATAAGCTCAGACCCAGACTCTGATGCAATTTCGTTTATTAATATTTCACTACACTCTATTAGCTATAGCGGCAAAAGCTTATCAACAGGATCTTTTGCAGGAACAGGGTTTAACGATCCAACAGCGGATGCATTTAATATATCTTCTACAGGACAGATTACTAAAAAATCTGGATCTTACCTCAATCATAGAATAATAGATTCATATACTTATCAGGTAACAGCTGATGATGATTATAACGAGGGTACATCAACTGCGTTAATCACTATTCCGGTAGTACAAGACGGACAAACTGTATACGTATCAGGAGATGGAGATAATAATGTATATGTAGTTGAAACAGCACTCTTAGGAGATTCAGTTTATGATGATCCTAGCGGGGTAACAGGTTCCTTAGCAACATTCACTGCTAACTTACCAGTTACATGGTCTGTTACTTCAACTCCATACAACGCTCTTTCAATAGACTCTTCAGGAACCCTAACAGTAAACCAAGACATTGACGGATCATTTGTGGCAGGAGACAAATTTTATGCCACAGTTACGGGAACTAGTTCGATAGGACGAACACACGTTATAAATATAGTAATTAACGTAACAGCAGATACAAGCCCCGCTACAATTACAGGTTTGGGTACATCTTCTTTCGCATATGTAATTGAATCAGCAGTAGAAAACGATTCAATATACCTAAGTTCTAACGGATATTCAGGTACTAGAGTAAAATTCGAATCAGATCAAACACCTACTACATGGTCAGTTACACCGACTTCTAAATTAGAAATAGACTCTTCAGGGTATGTAACACTTGGATCTGATATCTCAGGATCAAGCTTTTCTCACCCACAGACTATAGCTAGTAAGGTAGTTGCAACAAATACGTTCGGGAATACTTCTTCTTTAGACTTTACATTGCAGATTACAGAAAATACTGCACCGGATATAATATTTGATAATCACGTTTCATCTTTTGATACGAATTATGCAATAGCAAATGCTAGATTAGTTACAGCTTCATTTAACGATATAGAAGGAGATAGTATAGATCACGGTTCATTTACATTTACCGATACATCAGGGCAATTAGATTATGTAAAAGCGGGAGATGTTTACTATATTTACGCACTAAACCCTCTATCAGCTAGTGCTTATTCTTTTGATATAGGAATTGAAGATGAACATGGGTTTAGTAAAAATGAAGAAACACATACTATAAATGTAGGATTTGCACAAAATTATCCACCTACTATCACCTATAACAACCATACAGTAAACCTATTTAGTAACTTAGCTGTTTCTGGTGCAACATTAGTAACTGCTTCTATAAGTGATACAGAAGGAGACCCAATAAATTACGATTCTTTTACATTTATCGATCCATCAGGAGAATTAAATGCAGTAAGAGACGGAGGAGTCTACTATATTCAAGCTAATCAAAATCTTACATCATTAGATTATGAGTTTACTGCAAGTATTGCAGATAATCATGCTTTTGGAACAGCAGACCATTCATTTAGTTTGCAAGGTTCCTCTACAGGTATACTAAGAAATAATAGTGTCTTTGTAGTCGAAACAGGACTAACAGGCCTAGGATACGAAGCAACAAAAGGATTCGGATCAGGAGTATCAGCTTCATTAGATGTAATTTATTCTCCTAACATAGGAGGTCAGGCTGTACAATCCTATACATCTTCTAATCCAGCAGTAGTTGTAGACAATTCAGGTAATTTAACTTTAGGACTAGACATGTCAACTACTACATCCGGTTCTGGTAATACATATACTTCGGATATTACTTTTACAGACCAATACGGCAATGTAGGTACAGGAGTTGTTGATGTAGAAGTTACTTACCCTAATTCTGGTTCATATATTAAATTTGAAGCAATTGGGTTTTTTCCACCGCAAGTTGTTTACTCAGGTTCGATAGTAGAATCCGGTCAATTTGCTACTGGTTCTTTTGTACTATATTCTGAATACATAGATGACGGTACTAAAGTATCGTTTTATACGTCATCAAACCAAGATGCAATAATAAACGAGGATTATACACTATCGAATACAGAGTTTGTAATGATGAACAACACTGGTTCAATTACTGTGACAGCTATCGAAGACCAAAAAGGCGAAACAATACTAGAACAGGTTTACTTACAACTTACAGATTATGGAGAAACAGTTCAAACTGCATTTCCGTACTATGACAGTGCAGGTAATCTACTTGCAACTAGTGTTTCTAAGAACCCATTCGGTTCAATCATTAAAAATTTAAGAATTGAAGATACTTCTAGATCATACCTATCATTAACACCTGATAAGACGACTGTGAATGAAGGAGGCACTGTTACATGGACATTATTAAGTCAAAATGTAGCAGATGGAACAGAAGTTATGTACGATATCAACACTATTGGAACTACTGCTTCTTTGAATACAGACTTTACTATGTCCAGTGATAGATTTACAATGTATAACAATACAGGTTCAGTATCAGCTTCAATACTTACAGATGCATTAGCTGAACCTACTGAAAGTATTAGAGTAAACTTAGCAGGAGGATGGGACATGTACGGAGTATTTACTGGGTCTGCCTTTTCAAGCCCTTACGATAGCTCTGGTAATACTTACTTTTTCCAAGGGAGTTCGCCCTACGGTAATGCTACTGTTTATATAACAAATGTAGATGCAGATGCACCTACTATTACGATAACAGGCAATAATCCACATACACATGAAGTTAAATATACCTACACCGATGCAGGTGCAACAGCAAGTGATACAGTTGATGGGAATCTTACTACTTCTATAGCTGTTACAAATAATGTTAATGATCAAGTATCAGGTTCATACACAGTTGTCTACGATGTAAGTGATTCTGCAGGCAATACAGCACAAGCAACCCGAACAGTAAACGTAGTTGATACATCACCACCGGTGATAACTTTACAAGGTACTTCATCTATTCAAGTATACCAAGGACAGACCTACACTGATGCAGGTGCAACAGCACAAGATGCATATGAAGGAAATATCACTTCAGATATAATAACAACAAATCCAGTAAATACATCTAATTTAGGTACTTACACAGTAAGGTATAATGTTGATGATGCATCTGGTAATTCAGCTACAGAAGTAACAAGAACAGTAAACGTAGTTGCTAATAACATCCCAATCATAAGTGGAAATAAAGTAGACTATACAGTAGAAGTTGGAGGTACATTTGGTAGAGTAGAAGCATTAGCAGGTGTTTCAGCATCAGATACAGAAGAAGGCGATATAACAGCAGACATAGTACTCACTAACCCAGTGAATACAGCAGTGATCGGTACCTATACGGTTAGGTATAATGTTGACGACTCATCAGGAAATTCAGCAGTAGAGAAAACTACTAACGTGTATATTATAGATACGACTGCCCCTGTTATTACTATGTTAGGTAATTCACCTATAGATGTAGCACAAGGGACTACATATTCAGATGCAGGTGCCACAGCAAGTGATAACTACGATGGTGATATTACCGGAAATATAACTACAACGACCAGTGTTAACACAGCCACTACAGGAACCTACACAGTCAAATATAACGTATCTGACTCAGAAGGTAATGCAGCAACCGAAGTTGTAAGAACAGTAAACGTAGTACCTGCAACAAGAGATTTTTCTTATAGTCTTTATAATTTGAGATTAGACTTCGATATGGCAGCAATATCAAGTGATTCAAATGATTCAGTCTCAAAAGATTCAATATCAGGAACAGGTCTTTATGAGCCAGATAGTGGTGCAAATGAAAATTGGTCAGTAGATCCAATACAGGTAAACAGACAACAGGGTACAGATAATATTAAAAATGAGGATTCTGGATATTTTGACGGATACTATAACTGGCAATGCTTATCAGGTTCTAAACTTATTGGTTCTAATGGTAATTTAGCAGGAGGAGCAAGCACAGTAGATCTAGCATACGAAGTTAATTACGGTACCGATATAGATAGTAACCCACCGAGTGTATATAGTTTTGATGCAAATGAAGTTGAATACTTGGCAGTTACTCTATCCTATGTTGTAGAAACAACCTCTAGTTTAGACATGATATTTGGAGTTGCAATTTGGAACGAATCTACTGGTACTCCACCTCACACTGTGGATCCATCGGATGGATGGCAAATATACTATAGTTTTGCAGGAGAGTATAACGGACTAGAATTTGACCCTGTAAATAATCCAGGAGTATGGACTGTAAGTGAAGTAGGAGGAGAAATTGTAGCTCATCATAGCGATACAATAGCATGGGTTAAGCCTGTAGTTGGTTTCTACCATCCAAGCGGAAGCGGACAAGGAGGACAATTCTTTGATCCTACTTAGAAAAAAATTAGTGTATAGTTGGAAATAACATTTATTATTCGTATATTATAATAAAGAATAAGATATGTCCAAAACATCTAATAAGCAACGTTATATTCAAATTATGGAATGGTTAGGTACGTTGAATCAAAAATCTAACAGTAAGAAACAAACCAAATTTTCTAAAGCTAAACACTATAAATCTAAAGGAGTAAGATGACAAAAGCTATTAAGTTTTACGCTACCTGGTGCGGTCCATGCAAAATATACGGTAAAACCTGGGATAAGGTATCTGAAGAATTAAGTAAGGAAGTTGAATTTATAGAAGTAAATATTGACAACGATACCCAAGGACTAGCAGCTAAATACAGAATACAGTCAATACCTACTACCGTTGTAGTAAAAGGTGATAATGTACTCAAAGAAGTTGGACTAGTAAAAGAAGATAAATTAAAAGAATTAATACTAAATTAAAGTTATGTTAAGAAAACCAGATTCAATTCCAAGCTCGGATACGGTCATTACCGATCCAGCACTAGAACCTTTTTTTATTTCACGTTCTAACACAGGCGGATACACCTTATTTGAAAGAGTAATTAAAGGGGATAACGACACAGAGTATATTAAAACTATTTGTTACCCGTCTAATTTTACTAATGCTCTAAAAAAAGCAGCAGAAGAACTGCTAAACAAAAGTAAGGAATATAACTCTATTAAAGAATATGTTGAGGAGTTTAAAACTATTCAGACAAAGATAACTTCAATAATGGAATAATAAAAGCGTTAGCCTATACGCAAAATACCTGGCAAAAATTAAATAAGTAAATTATGGCACATTGTGTAGTAAGTTTAAGTGGTGGAATGGATAGTAGCACCCTATTGTTAAGAGCTATCGAGAAGTATGATACCGTAACTGGTATCTCATTTGATTACGGTCAAAAACACAGAGTAGAGCTAGAGAGAGCTCAATCATTAATTGATTACCTTGCAAGTAAAGGACACAAAATAAATTATCGTCAAATTAAACTTGATGGTCTAGTAGATTTATTAGACTCAGCTTTAGTTACAGGTGGGGATGATGTACCAGAAGGACATTATGAGCAAGATAATATGAAAGAAACAGTTGTTCCTAATAGAAACAAAATGTTTGCTTCAATTACTCAAGCAGTTGCATTATCTGTAGCAAATAGAACAGAAGACGTTTGTGATATTGCTTTAGGTATTCATGCTGGTGATCATGCAGTTTATCCTGATTGTAGACAAGAATTTAGAGATGCAGATGATGCAGCTTTTAGAATTGGAAACTGGGATGCAGATAGAGTAGGTTACTTTACACCTTATTTAGATACTGATAAATTTGGTATTCTACAAGATGGAGAAAAATTATGTGAAATTTTAGGTATTGATTTTGATGAAGTTTATAAGAGAACTAATACATCGTACAAACCCTATCCTAGTGGAAATTCCGATTATAAGTCTGCTTCTAGTGTTGAGAGGATTGAGGCTTTTATTGCTTTGGGGAGAAAAGATCCTGTACAGTATGAGGATGAAACTGGAGTGGTTGATTACGAAGTAGCAAAAACTCATGTTGAAAAAGTACTTGCTGACTATGTATAAATTAATGTTTAACCAATAAGTCAGTAATGCAATCACAAGATTCAAACAATGGAAACACCCAACTAAACTCTGAAAGAGCAAAAGTTAATCAGAGAGTAAGTAGATATGCTATGTTAGGCAAGTCAAGAAAAGTGTACTGGGACGGTGCAAGAAGAAACCGAACTATTTAACAGGTAGGGGGATTAGCTCAGCTGGCTAGAGCGCCTGCCTTGCACGCAGGAGGTCATCGGTTCGACTCCGATATTCTCCACTAAATTTTACTGATTAATAAATCACTACTAAATCAGATTATTCAGCTATTTATACAATATAAGTGTATACATGGCAGATTTTACCAGCAATAAGATTAATAAAACTTATCAACGGATAGTTCAAGTTGATAAAGGAATACTACAAGACGGATACGGAAGAATCCTATCAGGCTCAATGGCCGATCTTACCGTCAGTGGCGTGCTTGAAGTTACAGGAAGCCTAAATGTAGATGGACCTGTAACTGCAAGAAGATTTATAGCAACACAGGTTACTTCTTCTATTATATATGAATCCGGCTCTACTAAGTACGGTGATACTCAAGATGATAACCATACATTTACAGGTAGCCTTTTAATTTCCGGCAGTGAAAACTTAGTAGGAAATTTAACTATTACAGGAAGTACCTTTCAAGTTGGGGATACTACACAAATTGGTAGCATAAACCTTAGCGGGGATATTGATCAAACAGGTAATTACAGTTTAATTGGAAACATTGAACAAACCGGAAGTATAGAACTACTAGGAGATTCGGATCAAAAAGGAGATTATGATCTTGAAGGTGATTTTACACATACTGGGATTAATTCTCATATAGGATTATATAAACATACAGGTGATACCGAACAAACAGGTAAGTTTACTCAAGTAGGAGATACTGCAAAAACAGGACGTACAGATCACACTGGACGGTTCAATAATATAGGTGATTTTGACATACAGGGTGGACTAAGACAAACAGGAACCTTAAAACGTGTAGGAAATAGTGAAACTTCAGGAGATTCATCACTAATAGGTAAATCGAGCATAACAGGAAGTTTAATAAGCTCAGGTTCTTTAACCTCTACTGGTGTAACAACATTATCAGGAGAAGTTGCAATTACAGGAAGTACAGACATACATATTTCAGGTAGTATAATTCAAAACGGAGTATTAATCCGAACAGGAAGCACTTCACAGGCAGGAGATTTTACCTTATTAGGAGATACTACATTAACTGGAGCAGTAAATATTACAGGCAGTACAGATATAGCTATTTCCGGGAGTATAGTACAGGAAGGTAATTTTATCCAAACTGGTACATATGACCTGACAGGAGATACCAATCAAGTAGGTAATATAGACGTCACAGGTGACGTTACTATTGACGGAACACTTACTGCAAACCAGTTTAATACATCAATAGTATCTTCTTCAGTAATATACCAATCAGGTTCGACACAGTTCGGAGATACATTAGATGACAAACATAGTATAACAGGTAGCTTAAACGTTACTGGTTCATTAACAACAAATGGTAACACAGTAGTTAACGGAAGTTCTACAGTGCAGCATAGACTAACAGCTAATTCGGTTGATTCGAATTATTTCATGTCTCCTAAAGCTATACCATCAACAGTAGTACCGCCTAACTACAATATGAGATTGTTTCACGATACAGAAGTAAACGGAGAATTATTTATATCACAAAATTCTGATGTTTACGTAGTAAAATACGCATTAACAGATTAATAGACATATTTATATAAGATGAGTAGAATTAGAGTAAATAGCATTAAACCGATAAGCGGACAGATAGTAAGTCTATCCGGCAGTCTGATAGTTACAGGAGATGTAACTGCAGAACAATTTATAACGGAAAAAGTACAAACATCAATCATCTACAGATCAGGTTCTACTCTGTTTGGAGATTCTGCAGATGATCTACATAACTTCACAGGTTCAGTATTTGTTAGTGGAGGATTAGATTCTAATAAATCTATAACTCTAGGAGACGATATAAATCTTCAAAAGGGAGTTAACGGAGGAGGATTGTTAGAGGTACTACCGACTGATACAGAAGGTTTACACGGTCTTCAATTAGCAGCAGAAACTACGTCTTCAAACGTAAACTATACTACTTTTTATAATAATAAATTTAGTATCTCTGAAGCAGGAAGAGATGGAGTAGCTGGTGGTAATGGAGAACATATTAAATTAGAAGACTACTATAAAGTAGAATCTGGTATTCCTACCAGATATGCAGGAATACAGATTAACCATCCTTCTTCAAGTAGATTTAAATTAGGAGCAAATCTAAAAGAAGAAGCTGACTATCCTTTCTATGTAAATGCAGATAGTAAATTTAAAGGAGATTTATCAATTACAGGTAGTACTTTTTTACTTGGTGATATAGATCACAATGGAGATACTGGTCAAAAAGGAGACTATACTAGAATTGGTACTCTTGATCAAGAAGGTACAGTAACAGTATCCAATGGAGATATAATACTTGCCACAGCAGGTAGAAAAATTGCAATAGATAGCAAACTAGATATATTCTCAGATGTAGCTGGAAATTCACATATACAGGAAAAAGGATCTGGAGATCTATTAATAGTTTCAGATAATGAAGTTGAAATCAAATCAGGACAATTGGGAGAAACTTTTGCTAAGTTTACAAAAGATGGTCCTATTGAGCTTTATTATGATAATGCTAAAAAATTCTCAACTACTACTAATGGAATCGCGGTAACCGGTACTATATATGCTTCTGATGATATAAATACCACTGGCAAAATATCAGCAGATAATGACATTGTCACAATTAGAAATATTAAAGCAGAATCTGGTCAATTATCGATAGCAGGATATAGCAATGTCTCGGAATCTATAGCTAGATTAGATCACTTTAGTTCTTCTTTAGACAACTATTATGCTACAGACGCACAACTAGATAGTGTGTCTTCATCACTTGCTTTAGAAACAGCACATCTATTAAACTTTAGTTCTTCATTTGATAATATATATGCTTCTGAAGATGAATTATATACAGCTACAGCTTCTTTAGATGCTAGAATTATAAGCTTAGAAAGTTTTAGTTCCTCTATAGATAGTGAGTATGCTACTGATGCACAGCTAGATGCAGTTTCAGCATCTTTTGCAGTCGTGACTACTGCCAATGTAGATGACATAGCAATTCTACAAACCGATGTAAGTAACAACAATGACGATATAGCTGCATTATCTGGTTCGCAACTAGGACTATTAGCAGCAACAAGTTCATACGCTTTAAAAGCTGACATTACAGGTTCATTTACAATGCTGTCTGCTTCTATAGCACAATCGTGGACAGAAAATCATAACGATATTCACGATTTAGAGCAGGATGCTTACACATTTGTACCATCAGCTTCTATTGAATTAAATTATGTTAGCAAAGCAAAATTAAGAGCTGCATTAACAGGGTCAACAAACTACAATGACTTTACAGGTTCTTTATTAGCATTACTAGCATAAAAATAATTTAAAAAAAACTAAGGGGATAGTTGCTTACTATCCCTTTTTTTATTATATTATAAGTAATATAAGACTATAGTGTCGTAGCACCACTTTAAAAACACCAATATGAGTAAAAAAGCAAATACTCTGTATAAAGATACGGAGTTTAAAAAACAAAAAGGTTCTATTGAGATCGACGGACAGAAAATACCTGATCCGAAACTTCACCAAAGAATTTCATTTTTAAAATCAGCTATTAGGCTAGGAGCATGTGCTTTTGGCTTCTTTGGTATGTTTGAATTAGGCTTTATAGGTCTATTTTTAGCAGAAATAGTTGGAATAGGGGAAGAATTAGTTTAAATTAAAGATATGGGAAAATTTCAATCAAGTAAAGTATTCGACGGGTTCTCTACTGTGTTCCGTCAATGGAAAGCAGAAGATACACATTGTAGGTTTGTTCACGGCTACGGAGTAGCATTTAAAGTATATTTTGAAGGAGAATTAGACTACAGAAACTGGGTATGGGACTTCGGAGGTATGAAAAGAGCTAAGACTAAAATAGATGGCTTATCTCCTAAGCAATGGATGGATTATATGTTCGACCATACCTTCATAGTTGCTCAGGACGACCCCTATTTAGATAAATTTCTACATATGGGATTATCAGAAGTAGCACAAATCAGAGTTATACCTGCTACCGGAGCAGAAAAATTTGCAGAATATATTTTTAATAAATTAAATGATTTTGTAGAAGAAGAAACAGAAGGTAGAGTTAAGGTGACGAAAGTAAAATTTATGGAACACGGAAAAAACGCAGCTTATTATGTCGCATAAACAATTAAAAAGAATAGAAGATTACGAAAAGAACTTACCGATTGTAGAAGTTTATACTGCAGTACAGTCAGAAGGTTCAAGAGCAGGGTACCCAACTATAGTAATTAGAACTACTGGCTGTACCCATAGATGTTACTTTGGAGAAGGAGGCTGGTGTGATAGCTGGTATACTTCAATCCATCCAGAAAAAGGTCAATTTAATTTTAACGATATTATACAAAAGTATAAAGATAACCCCCATATTAAAGAAATGATGCTAACAGGAGGTTCTCCTACAATGCATCCAGCTTTGGTAAACGAATTAACACACTTTGCAAATGAGAATAATATATTTATTACTATCGAAACTGAAGGTAGTCACTTTCTACCCACAGATTACCCTATTAATCTGCTATCTATTAGCCCTAAGTTTTCTAATTCTGTTCCAGTCATTGGCGTAGAGACTCCTCAAGGAGGGATTACTGACGAAAGAATGATAAAGCAGCATAATAAGTTTAGACTTAATTATGATGCTATAGAAGAAAGTATCAATTACCACTCTGACTATCATTTAAAACCTGTATGGGATGGTAAAGATGAAAAAGCTTTAGAGGAAATAATGACCTGTATTTACAGGTTAAAAATACCTAAAAGTAAGGTATGGTTTATGCCTGCAGGAGATTCAAGGGAAGCATTATTTAAATCTTATCCGGTATTATTTGATTGGGTTAGAGATAATGGTTATAGAATGACTTGGAGACCGCATATCATTGCTTTTGAAGATCAACGTGAAGTATAATGACTAAAGACGAAGCTTTAGAGATATTAGAAGAAGTAGAAGAAAATATTAATACATGCTGTGCTATTACTATGGAACCAGACGATGTACTAGTATTAATAGATAAACTAAAAATTTTTATAAATGAATTATAGTAATATTTTAGAAGATTTAGACCGTAAGGTGTACTTTTTAAATAGTCCTATTTGGGATTATAAACTATCTGGGAATACCTTAGAATTAATTACAATGGACTCCATACAGACCTTAGATTTGATGAACTTGGAAAATCATAGCTGTACTGTTAGGGAATTAGTAGAATATGTTAACGAAGAAGGTCTTGACTTCAAAGATATAAGAATCGTAAGTGAAGAAACAGGACAAGAAGTTGTTGACTATGCAATTAAGTATAACATAGTACATTTATCAACGTTAATATTAAAGTAAGATATGACTCCAAAAAAAGTATTCGTTACCTGGAACGATATAGACCACCAGGTAGAAAAATTAGCAAATAAAATTAAAAATGTAGATTACGTAGTAGGTATACCGAGAGGAGGTTTAGTAGTAGCAGTCATTATGTCTCATAAACTGGGGATAAAGCACATAACTATAGACCATCTAGAAAAGTTAGAGGAGTTTAACCTTAATATAGATAAGAAAAAAATATTAATAGTGGATGATATATCCGACTCTGGACAGACCCTCAAACACTTTAAGAAACAGGGATACACAACAGCTACATTAGACGTAAGAAACACTACAGTAACAAAACCAGACTTCTACTGCAATTGGTTAGAAACTACTGATTGGATCGTGTACCCATGGGAGAAAAAAGATTCAAAAACAATTCAAGATTATTTGGATTAATGAATAAAAGTTCTTATATTAAGTTATAGTAATGAGTCGTAGAACCTCAATAAAAACATAAATTATATTATGCCAAAAAAGTTTATAAAAGGAACAGAATTAGTAAAAGCCGGTTTCGCTAACGGTATTTCAACTCAATTAGCAGAAAAACAAAAGCTGGAAGGACCAGAAGCAAGACTTACTGATCATGAAAAACAAGTAATTATAGAAAGAGCAGCAAAGGCTTATGCAGAGTTCCTTACCGCTTTAGGATGTGATTATGCAGCAGATCCTAACTCTGCAGATACACCATTTAGGGTAGCTAAAGCATATGTTAACGATTTATGGGCTGGAAGATATAGCCCTTTAGATAAGATTACAGCTTTTCCTTCAGACGGGTATGACGGTATCGTACAAGAGAGTAACATACCAGTAACGTCTATGTGTTCGCATCATCATCAAGCTATTAGAGGCACAGTAAGTATTGCTTATATAGCTTCAGAAGATGGTAAGGTAGTAGGACTATCTAAACTAAATAGAATAGTAGAACAATTCGGTAGAAGAGGAGCTATTCAAGAGCAGTTAACTGTAGCTATACATAATGCAGTAGATAAGATATGTGAAGGCAATTTAGGAGTAGCAGTTCAAGTTAATGCAACTCACGCTTGTGTTTCCTGTAGAGGAGTTAAGCATGGAGGAGCATCAATGCAAACAGCTAAACTAACTGGAGCCTTTTTAGATGAACCATCAGCTAAAGCTGAGTTTTATAAGAATATAGAATTAGCAGAGAAATGCAATCATTAGAACACGATGAAAGACCTTGGGGTTGCTACGATGTACTATTAGATACTGACTTTACTAAAGTTAAACTAATCACCGTAGCTCCAGGTAAGAGATTATCCTATCAGTCTCATGAGAAGAGACAAGAGCAATGGACTCTAGTAAGTGGAGAGTTAACTGTCATTAGAGATGGTGATGAATACTCTCTAGATAATCCTGGTGAATCTATAACCATACCTTGCTGCAGTAAACATAGAGCTTGGAATAAAACTGATAAACCAGTACAATTTATAGAAGTGCAAACCGGAGATTATTTCGGAGAAGATGATATCATTAGATATCAAGACGATTGGGATCGTGGTATATACGATCATTTAGACGATTTAGTAGACAGAAAAGAAAAACAACTCATCAATAAAACAGATTGGTGGAAAAAAATGAGTAAAAATGGGTAAACAACTATCATTATTCCGAGAAACAGATTACGTACCATTTGTTTCTGAAGTAGAAGAATTTAATGCCACATTTGGCAAACCAAATAACTATGAACCGACTATACCAGAGAAGAAAGAGTGGCAGTTCGTATATGACTTTATACTCGAAGAGCTTGAAGAATATAGAGAAGCGTGTGAGAACGGAGACATCGTTGAAGTTTTGGACGCTTTGTGCGACATTGCTTATGTTTCCCTTGGGAACGGTACTATGTTACACGGCCTTAAGGATAAGATATGGCCAGCATATCAAGAGGTACAGGCTTCTAATATGTCTAAAGCTTGTAAAACTGAAGAAGAAGCAAAAGAAACTGTCGCCGTCAGGTCTAAAGCTTATAATGAAGAATGTCATTATGAAAAAGTAGAAGACTTGTATATTGTATACAGAACAAGAGATAGAAAAGTAATGAAATCAGTTAATTACTTTAGACCTAATTTAAAAAAGTTTTTCAATGAGTAAGGGTACTAATTTAGAGGATTACATTATAACAGTAGACGGAAAAGAATATGTGCCGCTAGAAATTGCTCAACAGGCTGTCAAAGAAGTATTCACGTATGATAAAAAACTTAATACGGAAATGAATAAATTAGACGGCTATGTAAGATATATTTCAAATATTTTAGACGATACGTTTAAGGAAGGTAAAGAGTAAAAATCAAAAATAAGTTATATGAATATAAAAATTGCACACGAAAGTCCTAAAAGTATTTTTGATGAAGTTCAAAAGTATACAGACTACGATTACGCTTTAGTACATTTATTTGAAGAAGATGAAGAATACTTGGCTCAATTTAAAAAAGCAGTAAGTAAAGGTAGAGAGGTTATTTTAGATAATTCTATTTTTGAATTAGAAGAAGCTTTCGATGCAGATAAATTTAATAGATGGGTTAACGAACTTAAACCTTCCTGGTATATAGTTCCAGATGCTTTGGAAGATGCTCAAAAAACATGCGATCAGATGGAGGATTGGATTAATAAAGGGTATGGATATAAGGGAAGCGGTAAAATAGGTGTAGTACAAGGTAAATCCTATGATGAAATTGTAGATTGCTACAACTATATGAATAAATCAGCAGATGTAGATATGATAGCTATTTCTTTTGATTACTCGTACTACACACAGTCAGTTCCTCATGCTAACAAGTATGTTAGTTGGATGCTAGGACGTGTTAAGCTACTAGGAGACTTACTTAGAGATGGAGTAATTAATCAAACTAAACCTCATCATCTCCTCGGCTGTGGGCTTCCTCAAGAATTTAGTTTTTATAAGCACTCTGATTACGACTGGATATACTCTTTAGATACTTCAAATCCTGTAGTTCACGGTATTAAAAATATAACATATAGATCAGACGGATTATGGTCTAAAGAGAGACAAAAATTACATGAACTTATTAACTCTGATATATCAATAGAGCAATTAGGTACAATTAAAAATAATATACAAAAATTTAGATGGTTTACAAATGGGAGACAAACTTTGGATAGCATTCTTTAGTCAGACAGGGACTGAAATAGTAGATATAGCAAAGGCATTTGGTAGATGGCCTGATAAAATAATTACTAATCAAAGACCTGAGCATTTAAGAAAAATAAATGATGAATTACTCGATATGGATATTATTTTCCTGCCGAATAAACCATCAGTAGAGGATTATGATGTAGTGTTAGAAGATAATGCTTTAGTTACTTTACACGGGTGGTTAAGAGTTATGCCTCCTTCTATATGTAGAAAATACCTTATCTATAATGGGCATCCAGGGCTCATAACTGAATATCCAGAACTGAAAGGTAAAGATCCTCAAGTAAGAGCTTTCGAAGGTATTAAAGAAGGTAAATATCCTACAGCAGGTGCAGTATTGCATAAAGTAGTAGCTGAGGTTGATGAAGGAAGAATTATTGCTGAAGAAAAATTTAATACTTTTCAGTTGGAATTAGATGATTTATTTCGTATATTAAGAGATAGAAGCTTGTATATGTGGTGCAATTTTTTGAGACAAATTTTATAGAAAATGAATATAGATAAAGAATTTTATTTAGTAAGAAAAAGTGAAGGTAATTCATTTCAAAGATTAATGATGTTTTTTTTAGATCAAAATAAAAAATATGGTGCTGACTTTGGAATAGCAGGTATGTATAATACATTAAATAGGTTTTATGATAACAAGAATAGCATTAGTAGGAGCAAGTAGTACAGGTAAGACTACTGTTTATGAACTACTTAAAAATAAATTACCTAAATATGAATTCGTAAACGAATCTACTAGAACTGTTGGTAGTTATGGATTTCCTATCAACGAAGAAGGTACTTGTGCTACTCAGTTAGCTATTAGTAGCTTTCATTTAGAAGCTTTACTTCAACCTTATAACTTAGTATTAGATAGATGTTATATGGATGTGGTAGTTTATACTAAGTTTATGAAAGGAGTAACTTCACATACTTACAGCTATATAGAAGATACTTGGAATAGGGTAAAAAATGAATATACTCATTATATTTACTTTCCTATTGAATTTGATTCTGTAGATGATGGAGTAAGAAGTATAAGTGAAGAATGGAGAAAAGAAGTAGATGATGAGTTTCAAGCAGTGTTAGAAGGTGTACGTCAGCCTTATCTCACTATAACTGGTTCTCCTATGCAAAGAGTAGAACAAATAATGGAATTTATAAAATGAATAAATTAGAATCTTCAGAAAAATTATTATTATTTGCAATAATATTTTTTATAACAATATTTGTAACATCAACGTTAAATGCACAGATAGTAGAAACTGAAACATTTAAAGTAGAGTACGATCAAAAACTACAACAGCCATTATGGGTGGAGTATACTATAACTTGCCCTAACGGTAAGGAATCTAGACATGGAATGGATTTTTGGATTCCGGAAGGTTATGATACATCCGATAATGAGGACTATAAAAACAATATTTGGGATAAAGGACACCTTGCTCCTGCAGCTTCTTTTAGCTGTACTGAAGAATCCTTACGAAGCACGTTTTCTTACTTTAATTCTGCATTACAGCACGAAGGGTTAAATAGGGGACAGTGGAGTAGATTAGAAGCATTTGAAAGAGATGCAGCTAAATTTTTTAATACTGATATACATGTAAGAGTGGAGTTAGTATTTACAGACGAGTCAGAAGTATTAAGAACTGGTGCTACGGTACCTTCTAGTTTTATTAAGACTATTACTATTGGCGATATTAAACGAAAATTTGTATTTCCTAATAGAGATACAAAAGGAACTAATTGGATTGATTATATTAAAGAATAAAAAAAATGGCAGAAGTTAAAAATTATCAAGAAGTAGTAGACATAGCGTCTAAACATTTAGGAAAAGTAGGAGGAGACGGGTATAAAGATACCTACGCTCCAGAATTATTAGTTAAAGTACCTCGATACTTAAATAGAGAAGGTTACGGTTTGACAGATAAAGACTTTGTTGGAGTAGATACCTGGAACTGTTACGAAGTTTCGGCTATTACTAGTAAAGGATTACCTGTAGCAGGTATGTTAAAAATAGTATGCCCTTCAGATTCTGAATATCACGTGGAATCTAAATCTATTAAGCTATATTTAAATTCTTTTAATATGACTAGATTAGGAGATACAGCTGTAGAATGTATTTTAGAGATTGAGGGAAGGGTAAAAGCTGATTTAGATAAGTTACTTGAAACTAATACTACTGTGAGTTTTTACACTGATTTAGATGATGGCAAAGAATTATCTTTTGAAGGATATACAGATTTAGGTGATATAGTAGATTTAGATGAAATAGACTTTACCGCATTTAAATCAGATTCAGATCAACTAACAGTTGAAGATAACTCAGACGATCCTATCGAGGTTAAGTTAAAATCAAATTTACTTAGATCTAACTGTAGGGTTACTAATCAACCAGATTGGGGAGATGTATTTATAAGAATTAACGGTAGAGATGTACCTGATGTAGCTTCGTTAGCTAAGTATATTGTATCTCATAGAACGGTAAGCCATTTTCATGAGGAAATATGTGAAATGGTATTTAAGCATTTAATGGATGCGTATAAACCTGATGATTTAATGGTTGCTTGTCTATATACTAGAAGAGGTGGTTTAGATATTAATCCTATTAGAGCTACCCATTCGAGATTTATACCAGATTTCTTTACAGACACAGATTTTAGAATTTCTAAAACTCTTAGACAGTAATGATAAAAGAACAAGCTTCAGTATCCTTATACGATCATTTAGGATATGCAGCAGGTATAAAGCTTGGAGAAGAAGTTTATAAAGCTGCTAAATCAGCAAAAGAACCTGTAAATACTAGGTTCGTAAGCAATAAAGCTTATAAAGGTAAAGTAATGTTGTATAGAGAAGAATTTTTAAAAGAATATTTTAATGGCAAAAGAAGCAATTGAAACATTAATAGAAGAAGAAAACGAACTCATTGCCTTGAGGGTACCACCGGGAGACAATTGGGAACTAGTTATCGATGAAGGCTCTACTATAGAAGGTTTAGTAATGGCATTAACAATGTATATGAGAAAAACTAAATTTAAAGGAGAATACAGATTAGCTCCCTTGGCTGGAAAGTTATATGCTGTTAAGAAGCACGAAATAGAGGTAGAACCTGAAGAACCCATGAAGTTCGATTTATATGGCGAATACTAAATGGTGGCGACTTTGGGCAAAAGCGTTAGGAGAGAAAGTAGGAGATAATAAAGAGGCGGATAAGATTGCTTGGTTTAGAACATTTATAGTTATTCAAGCAGTCTTAACTAACCTTTTTATAGTAATTAACATACTAATTAGTTGGTTTTCTGCATAATATTTCTTATATTTAGATATAAATAATTGGGAAAATAAAGGTTATATGATTAAAGAATTATCAATTGAAGTAGCAGATGCACAAGCAAAAAATGCTTATGAAGATAAGAAACGTGCATCTAGACTTTATAGCGAAAGTCTAAAATACGACCCCATACATTGGAGGTATATCAGTCCAAAAGAACTAGCTGATAACCCAGAAAAATTTATAAAATTTTATAATAGATTTGAAGAAAAGGTAGGTACTAAAACTCCTATTGTTTATATCTTTGAAGCAGCAGATAAACTTACAAGAGAAGATATTGAAAATCATTCTGTAATTAAAAAAGGATTTGGTACTACTCCTGGTTTAAGAATTAACCATTCAGTAGCCGATGTAATGTATATTGGTTCTAAATTAGGTAACGGACAGCAGAGAATAGGTCAACATTTGATTGGTAGAAATGTATATAAATCTACTAATACTTTAGGAATTGAAGCCCAGAATACTTGTTTAAAACTTTCAAAATGGTATAGCGGTAGAGTACATTTAACCGTAATCCCTTTATCTGGTTGTGGAAAAGCAGGAATAAATCATATTGAAGCAGAATTAAAGAATATAAACACGTTTATGTTTGGTAGAAAAGAAAATTAATCGTATATTAATATAAAACAAAGGTTATGTCAAAAGCAGTAAATCATTATCAAGAGTGGCCGTTAGAAGAATGCCGCCTCTATTTTAAACGGTATTTTACGTTACTAAAAACTAAAGATATCAAAACAGTTCGAGCATTGATTGCAGAAGAGTTTGGAAGAACTATAAGTGCTATCGGGTTCAAAGAGAGAGAAGTCATAGGAGTTCTAACTGGAGGAGAAGAAGGAATTTACACATATGGAGACAATATGGTAAAGGCAACTAACGAAGCTCTAGAAGAATCAGGAATGTCAATTAACGTATTTAGAATGAAATTTGAGTAATATATGAAATTAGAAAAAAAGTATTATACGGTTCAAGATGAGGAAACTTTAATGCTACTCCATCAGCATATCTTAGATTCAGATGTAATTGCAGTCGATACTGAAACTACTGGATTGAATCCTCGTAAAGATAAAATAATTGGTTGGTCTGTATCCGGAGATGAAGGTATAGGTTTCTACCTACCTACTTTAGTATTTGATTACGAAAGAGATGAATTAGTACTTCAAGAGATTAACGATCAATCGACAGAGGTTATATCTAAAAACTTACTTAAACTTCTTATAGGAAAGAAATTAGTATTTCATAATGCTTCCTTTGACGTTCAGTTTATTAAGAATTACTTTGATGTAGACTTACTTCCTTCGGTATGGGTGGATACAGGTTTACTAGTTCATACGGTATACGAAGAAGGAGCATTTGGGTTTGGTAATCCTTTTGGATTAAAATCTATTGCTATAATGAATCAAGAAGCTTTAGGTTTAGATGTAGAAAAAGCAGCTAACGAAGAGCAAATAGAACTTAAAGAGAGTATTAAAAGTAACGGAGGATCAGTTACCAAGGATAGCTTTCAGATATATAAAGCAGATTTAGAAATACTATCTAAGTATGCATCTGCAGATACCGATTTAACTTTACGTATATGTAATCTATACTTAGGTAAACTAAAAGATGAAGGATTATGGGATTTCTTTTTTGAAGAAGAGGTAATGCCTATATACAGAGAAGTAACAGTTCCTATGGAAGCATACGGAGTTGATTTAGATATGGAACTACTAGAAAAGATCCATAATGAAATAGTAGAAGATCAGAAAAAGAATAAAGAGATTGTAATGAAATCTCTGATTGCTATTCCTGAAGTAAAGGAGTGGATAGTTGCTACAGCTATGACTAACTATCCAGTATCTCACAAAGGTAACTGGGCTCAAAACCTAATCCAGCGATATTCTATTGCACTACCGAAAAGTGAAAAGACAGGTAAGTACTCCCTTACTCAAAAGAACATTGAAGCGTATGAACCTTCTAATGAAAAAGAGGAAGCAGTCAAGCAATTCCTGATAACCGGAGACGAATCCCTTCTAGAGGATGTTGAAAAAGCACGTATTTCTATGTCAATGTGGAAAGAGTCTAATGATGGAGATTATATTAACATTCAGTCTAAGAAACACTTGGGTGAAATAGTCTTCGGTTATATGGGAATTGAACCTAAAGTAGCAGGTGCTAATACTAAATCTGGTAGAGCTAAGTTTGATATGGATATGGTAAAAACCTTAGCAAAAGAGTATCCTTGGGCTGAGAATTTACGTATCTACAATAAACTTTTAAAGATTAAATCTACCTATGTAGATAGATTTAGAGACCGTCATGAGGACGGTAGATACTACTTCTACTTTAAGCAGAACGGTACAGTATCAGGCAGATACGGTTCAGATGCTCAGCAACTACCTAAACCTCTAGAAGATGGAGAAGATGCTCCAGTTATTATGAAGTACGTAAATATAGTACGTGCTTTCTTAACTGCAGGAAAAGGTAGGAAAGTAATCGATGCTGATTACGAATCTTTGGAGCCTCATTGCTTTGCATCTGTAACTGGAGATGTTGCTTTGCAAGAAATCTTTAATAAAGGTTGGGACTTCTATTCCACTGTTGCTATAAAGACTGAAAAATTAGAGGATCAAAAAAGCAGATTTCCGAATGGAGTATCCGCAGATAAAAAAGCAGATAACTACCTCAAGAAATTAGATGCACCAGCACGTAATAAGGCTAAAGCTTATTCGTTAGGAATTGCATACGGTATGGAAGCTTATGCATTAAAAATGACCTTAGGTGTTGATCAAAAAACTGCTGAAAGTCTTGTAAAAGGTTACTTAGATGGTTTTCCTCAACTTAAAGAGTGGCGAGAAGAATCTAGACGTCAAGTAAAAGATTACGGTTACATAAAAAACTACGTAGGTAGAGTAAGGCATTTACCTAAAGTTAAAAATCTCTTTGAAAAAGTAGGAGACAGAATGATGGATTGGAGATTTAGAAAGCAGCTCGAGACTCAGCTATCTCCTAAATACGTAAAGAAGAACGGTGAAATAGTAAAAACGATATCACCTAGAGACCAGGTTACTCAAGCTTATAGAGATTACCGTAATGGGTTAAATAACTGTCTTAATTTTCAATTACAGTCTTTAGCAGCAGCTGTAGTGAATAGAGCAGCTTTAGTAATAAATCGAAAAGCTAAGGAGATGGGTATTGATGCTTGTGTGCAGGCACAGGTACATGATCAATTAATTATAAACGTTAAAGAAGATCAAGCAGCAATATTTGCACCTGTAGTACAGGAAATAATGGAGAATACTACTAAGTTACCTGGAGTAACTCTTAAAGCTCCTCCTGAAATAGCAGACAACTGGAAAGAAGGACATTAATATGGAAGAAAACGATTTTAAAATAGGAGTAATAGCAGGGTGTTTTGATGTAATTCACCCTGGGTATGTCAGGATGTTTAAAGAAATAAGTAAAAATTGTTCGGATTTATTTATTTTACTGCATGAAGATCCAACCATTGAACGTCCGGAAAAGTATAAACCTGTTCTTTCAGTACAGGAAAGGAGAGAAATTTTAAGTCAAATGTTTTATTATTCTTTTCCTACTATATTAACGTATACAACAGAAGAAGAATTACACTTCCTTTTAAAAAGTATAGACCCAGACGTTAGATTTTTAGGAGACGATTACACAGGGAGGGAATACACAGGTAAGGAATTAGGTATTCCAGTACATTGGATAGAAAGAAACCACGACTGGTCATCATCTAAGTATAAACAATTAATAACTGAGTCACTATGCAAGTAGAAGTATCAAACGGAGAGTTACTAGATAAACTTTCTATATTAGAAATTAAGTTAAATAAAATTGAAGATAAAGAAAAATTAGCTAATGTACAAAAAGAGTTCGATACACTTAATCCACTAGCTAAAGAGTTATTCGAAAATTATGAAGGTGATCTCCAAAACCACTATTTAGAACTTTCTAACATAAATGGGCAACTTTGGGATATAGAAGATTGGATAAGGGATTGTGAAAAACGTAAAGACTTCGGTAACGAGTTTATACAGTTAGCTAGATCAGTTTATGTTACTAACGATAGAAGAAGTGAAGTCAAAAAAATTATTAATACAATAACAGGTTCAGAATTAGTAGAAGAGAAATCTTACGATGAGTACCAGTAAAGTTATTTTTAACATATTTATAATAAAGAAAAACGACCCCAGAGCGTTTTTAATTTTTTAATAACCGATGACCTTAGGGCATCATAAATTCAAATGATATGAGTACATTATTTTTAGAACGAAATCCGTTCGACATTTTAGTAAGGAATTTTTTCCAAGAAGCAGGAGCATATAAGCCTCTTGCAGAATCCAAATTACCCCACCCTTTAGATATTTACGAAAGAGACAATGGTTTAGGCATTGATATTGCCTGCACTGGTATTTCTAAAGAAGATATCGAAATTCTTATCGAGGGTAATATAATCAGAGTAAATTACGAAAGACCAAAAGCTGAATTAGACGATGTCTATATCCATAAGGGTATTGCCAAACGATCATTCAACTTAGGTTGGAAAATTGATAGTAAGTTTAACTTAAGTAAGGCAACAGCTGACTTTAAAAATGGACTATTACAAATTGTTATACCTTATGCTAAAGGTTTAGAGCCAAAAACTTTAAAAATTAGCTAAATCTTTCTGCTCTGGGGTTGGATTTTCGATTATTTAATCGTATATTATAATTAATACTAAATAAAAAAGTTTATATGTCAAAAAGTTTATTACCATCTAACGATCGGCTATTGATTAAGCCAATAGATGAAGGAGAACAAACATACGGGAATATAGTTATTCCTGATATGGGAAAAGAAAAGCCCGAAATGGGAGAAGTTATTGCTGCCGGTAAAGGTAGAATGTCTGAGTTCGGACAATTTATTCCCGTTCATCATAAAAAAGGAGATATTGTACTTGTACCTAAAATTGGTACCCTAAGGATAGATTTCGAAGGAGAAGAGTACTATATAGCACAAGACAGAGAAGTATTAGCAGTTGTAAAAAAATCAGAGAATGAGTAAAAAAATTGTATTTTCAAAAGAAGCTAGGAATGAACTAGCATTAGGAGTAAGTAAATTAGCAGATGCTGTAACTGCAACTTTAGGACCATCAGGAAGAAATGTTATAATTGAACAGTCAATGGGAAATCCTGTTTCGACTAAAGATGGTGTAACAGTAGCAAAATCAATTGAGTTAGAAGATAGAGTAGAAAATATTGGAGCTCAAATTGTTAAACAAGCAGCTATTAAAACTGCCGAACAAGCAGGGGATGGTACTACCACATCTACACTATTAGCTCAATCTATTTTATCAGAAGGATTAGAAAGGATTAAAAAAGGTTCTAATGCAGTAGATATTAAAAGAGGTATCGATAGAGCAGTTAAAGATGCTGTTGATTATATAGTAGAGAAAAGTAAAGATATAACGGATGAAGAACAGCTTACACAAGTCGCAACGATTTCAGCTAATAACGATACGGAAATTGGTGAGTTGATTTCTACTGCCATGGATAAAGTTGGGACAGATGGTGTTGTTACAGTCGAAGAATCTAAAACTGGAGAAACATATTTGGAAACTGTTGAAGGTATGCAATTCAGCAGAGGTTATAAGTCTCCATACTTCGTTACTGATAACGCCACAATGACAGCTGTTCTTCAAAATCCGTTTATTTTAATTACGGATAAAAGATTAAACACAGTTAAAGAGCTACTTCCTATATTAGAAGCAGTTTCTTCTGCAGGCAAGTCACTATTAGTTATTGCTGATGATATCGACGGAGAGGCGTTGTCTACTATGGTAGTTAATAAGATGAGAGGTATTCTTCCTGTTGCATGTGTGAAAGCACCAGACTTTGGTGATAGAAAAAAAGCAATGTTAGACGATATTGCTACACTTACAGGAGGTCAAGTTGTTTCTCAAGAAAAAGGAATGAGATTAGATAAGTTTAATATCGAATGGTTAGGTAAAGCTGCAAAAGTAACAGTTACCAAAGATACAACTACTATTATAGATGCTGCAGGAGATGAAGAAGCTATCAATAATAGAGTAGACGATATTAAAAACTTAATAGAAGAAACTACTTCACCTTATGAAAAAGAAACTTTACAAGACCGATTAGCTAAATTCCTAGGAGGAGTAGCGATGGTACATGTAGGAGGATTTACTGAAGTAGAAATGAAAGAAAAGAAAGATAGAGTTGATGATGCTCTTCATGCTACAAAAGCAGCGTTAGAAGAAGGAATTCTTCCTGGAGGAGGAATAGCATTATTAAATGCAGCTTTAGCTTTAGCTTCTAAGATCGGTAATATAGATCAAGAACTACAAACAGGTTACGATATAGTTATTAGTGCTATTGAAAGACCGTTTTATAAAATATTAGAAAACGCTGGATTTGACCAAGAGTTTATAGGTACCTTAGAACAGTCAATTAAAGAAACTGGGGAATACTGGTCCGGTTATAATCCTAGAACTGAAAGCATAGTTAATATGTTTAACGAAGGAATTATTGATCCAACCAAAGTTACTAGGTTAGCATTAGAAAATGCAGCATCAGTATCTGGTACAATGCTGCTTACAGAAGCAGTAGTTTCTAATATAAAAGAAGACAAACCCGAAGGAGGAGTAGATCCAATGTCAATGATGGGAATGTAATGTCAGAAATTAAAGTAAGAGAATTTTTAAACGAGTACGGTCTTTATGATAAATGGACATATAAGGGAAATAGACTTATAAGGACCGAATTCAGATACCCTAAAATTAAATTAAACAAAAATAGAATTATTATGAGTGCAAAACAAGAATTATTTGAACAAATCGCAGAGCAGTTTAGTATCTTAAGTGAGAATAACGAAGGAACGACTAAAGCTTCTCAAGCAAGAGCTAGAAAAGCAGCAGGTGAGATTAAGAAATTAATTACTCCTTACAAAAAAGCGAATATGGATGCAGTAAAAGGGTAGGGGGCGTTTCTCTCTAACCGACGAAGTCGCCACGCGCGAATTCTACTAAGTACCTCTCTAGAGTTAACCGCTCTAGACCGAAGCCCTTCCGGAAACGGAGGGGTTTTTATTGGCAAATAGTTGCAAAAGTGA